AGAGGGAATCTCCTTTCAAGATAGATACGGTCATCCATGTCTTTCTGTTCCATGGCTATTATCTTACAGGCGGATTCTTGGAATTGCGTAAGATTTTGATTATATTTTGGTTAAAAATGCAAATCCAAAAGGCGCTGACTTGTCAATTTGACATGTCAGCGCCTGTATCTCCATCTTGGTGGAGGTGAGGGTCAACCCGCCGTTCGCTTACAAACGCCGTCGAGCCTGCATTTATGCGGAAAGTATCATTTTTCATCATTCACCTTTTTTGCCCGAAATGGGGTACTTGACAAAAGTTTGTTTGTGTGGTAATGTACGCCATTCATACCGATAAACATATCAATGTCAACTTTGTCCTCGTAGAGCACTACACGCGACACGAAAGAGTGAAGCATTGCACTAAGACCATCCTCGTCGGTGACAGCCTGCCATGACTTCAAAACGGCTTTGACTTGTTCAACATCAAGAGCGATTTGTTCCTGTTGGCGAAGTTCAGATACGCGAGAGCGTAAGACTTTTGAACGTCCTGCATTTTTGTTCAGTCTTGCCGTAATGAGTTCTGAAAGTTGTCCTTGTTCAACGAGTGACATGAGGTTGTCGTTTGCCCTGTCGATGGATGCAAGTTCTTTTTCAATCTCATTTATTTCAGCCAGTAGTGATGTGTTCTGTTTGGCAAGTTCACGGTTTATGGATTTGACAATCTGTTCAACCTGTCTTTTACCACGGATGTTAGCCTTTACCGCATTTACGACAAAATCCTCCAATGTTTCTTTGGCAATCCATTTTGATGCGCAATGTTCGCAACGATAATACGCATGAAGCCGTTTTGAACCGTCCTTCTGTGTCTTGCGGTAGAATGTACCTGTTACCGTTTTGCCACAGTTCCCACAAACAACCAATCCTCTTAGGAGGTAGTTTATTTCTGCATGGAACGAGCCGTTGGAGATTGTGCGTTGTGAAACACGCCCTTGCACCTGTTCCCATGTGTCCATATCAATGATAGCAGGCATCCCGTTGGGGATTTCTACGGCATCGTCGGATTGCATGTGTGAGTTGCGGGGCATGAGCCTTGCACCCCTGGTTCTGCCGTAGGTATATGTCCCGATGTACTTTTTGTTTACGAATAAGTCATGCAGGGAGTTGTTGCCGAATTTGTTGCCACGTTTGGTTTTATATCCCCGGCGTTCACATTCAGATATGATGGCACCGTAAGTCTGACCGTTGGCATAGGCACTGAACAGGAAACGAACGATGATGGCTTCCTTCTCGTTGATAATGTATCGGCGGGTAGTTGGGTCAACATCATATCCAAGTGGCGGGATACCGCCATTATGAACGCATTTAAGGGCGTTTTCGTTTTGCCCCTTCTTAACTTCTTTGGCAAGGTTACGACTGAAATAAGCTGCCATCCCGACCAACTGATTTTCCATCAACTGCCCTTCGGGAGTTTGGGTATCGAACGCCTGCCCTGCATATTCGATGGAAACGCCTGCCCTCATAAGTTTCATTTTGTTCATGTAATAATCATACTCATTGCGGGCGTTCCTGTTCACCTTGTGAAATACCACAACGTCAAAACCGCCTTTTGGCGCATCCTTAATCATTTGCTGATAGGCAGGGCGTTTGTCGGTGGTAGCTGAAACTGCTTCGTCGGTGTACTCATGGACTACGTTGTAGCCACGGTCTTTGCAATGTTTTCGACAAAAGCGAAGTTGAGCGTCAATGGATTCTTCGCGTTGGTTGTCAGAAGAATAGCGGGCGTAAATTACTGCATTCATAAAATTTCCTTCCTTGTTTCTTTTGCAGTAGAGAAAATGAGTGATAGTATATTAATCAGCAACGGCAAGCGTTGTTGATTGGTTACATTTCCTCCTTGTTTTTACTTATATGGGCTTTGCCGTCCTCGTGACGGCAACATGGTTTTCTAGCTTAATGGTAGAGCGACCACGGGCGTTTTGCTATCTGCGCCAGTGGTAGGTGTCGGTTTGAGTCCGACAGAAACCTTCCTTCTTTTGGGGATGACCCCCTTAGTTTTTCTTTGAGAAATCTTCCTAGCGGAAAGCGGTTATTGCAGACTATCTGTGATAACCGCTTTTTGTCGTCTAAAAAAGTGACTACATCAAATCCAAGGCACTGATGATAAGGGCGGCGACACCTGTCGTTATTGCCACCAAGGGAGCTTTTTCATCCTTTTTGAGAAATTCGTTCGAGAGTTCGTATAACTGCTTTTTTAGCTTGCGGGTTTCCTCAATCTCTTGCAACATGGTATCTTTGCCGTATAGGTATTGGGCGAAGTGGTATAGCGATACTTGTCTGTCTTTGGGCATGGAATGATACCACTTTACAATCTCGTAAATATGGTGGTCTTTGCGAAGGTCAACCGTCCATAGCCCGTTGGAGCCATCGTGGAGTGTTTGGGGGCACTTCTCCACGTCTGACCGTTGCATGATGTAGTCTAACGATACGCCGAAGAAGTCGGCAAACTTGCACATTGTAAGCGCATCCGGGACTCGTTTCTCGTTTTCGATAAGCGAGAGTGCAGATGCCGTGTAGTTCATATTGAATCGAGAGTTGAATTTCGCCAACATTTCCTCTTGGGTCATGCCGTAGCGTTTTCGTAATTCTTTGATTCTGCACATAGGAAAACCTCCTGTTGCAATACTTTTGTAAAAACGTAAAAACACTCCAATATATAGTAATTTAGTAATTATGAGTGAAATATTAAAAAAACTTGCTAAAAATCTAAAAAATATGTAAAATACTTTACATTATGTAATCTAATAGCTATAATAAGTACATAAACAAAAACTATTAAACAACACCGAAATAACGCGACACCGCGATAGATTGGGGGTGTGAGTGCATGGGGCTTTGCAGAAACAAGTTGAAGGCTGCGAGGACGCTAAGAGGTTTCTCACAGGCTGACGTTGCTAAAGTTATTGGCGTAAGTTTGGCAACGTACAACAACAAAGAGAATGGTAAAAAGAGCTTTACGGTAGACGACGCAGGCAAGATAGCATCAACATTGAAGTTAAGCCCGCAGGAAGTAATCGAAATTTTTTTTCCGCACCAACTTGACGTAATGTAAAGTTATGGAAAATGAAAGAAGGATTGATAGGTGTTCAAAGAAAGAAAAAACCGAACACACGCGCCAGTCAATACAGTGTGGCAATGGGTTTTGGCGAACTCGTTGCCGACAAGATGGCAAAACAGTATCGAAAGGCGCAGGCGTTCAGCAGGCAGACAATATGATAGCAGGAGGTTGTTACTTTGAAAGAAATAACAAGTATCGACGATTTACCGCAAGAAGTAAAGGACGAATTGGCGTTCGACCTTGAAACGCGAGGTGTGGTGTGCGGGCATATCGTGAACTGTAAAACCTTCGATGTTTACAAGTTGGCGCTTGTGGACAGAGTAGGCTTCGAGGTTCAGTTTGTTTCCGTTTACCACAACAAAGAGGATGGCAAATGTCGCCATGAAAGCGCAACTCTTTATAGCAGTGAGTTGTGCAAAGTCCTCGCTGATGTGTGGAAGAAAGAAGAAATTATGAGAAAAAATATGCTTCCCTCCACAAGTACGCAGAAAGAGGTGGTTGCATGATAACAGTTACCTTGTCCAGAACAGATGGTGCCGTCCTCGACATAAAAGAGAAAAAGGGAGGACGAACCTTTGAACAGTCTTGCGATGCGTTTGCCCAAGCAACGGCTGACATTTGGCAGGAGGTAGCAGATGGAAAACTTCAAAAGCAGAATCACGCTTAAAATCATCGAAAAGAAACGGCGTGAGCAGGCTATTAAAGGCTTTGCCATTGCATCACTCATGGCATCCACACTGATTTTTAGTGGTTACAAGACCGCCCCACATCAAGAGTTGGTTTCAGAAACCTATGTGGTGCAGGAAGGTGACACTCTGTGGGACATATCGGAACGCTACATGCAAAAGAACACAGGTGGCAGAAGATACATCCTTGAGTTTCAATCCGGCATTGAGGAATTGAATCCGTGGTTGGTGGAACGGCACAAGCAACTTAAAGCAGGCGACAAGTTACGCATCAATTATTTCGTCGCAACGAAAGGAGGTGCGGAAAATGAGTAGCCTAAAAAATAAGGTGGTTGAGTCAGTGGATGATGAACAATCCTTGCGGGGAGTTGGTCGATATGGCTTTGCCCCAAGGGACAAGCCGATTAAATCCTGTTATTAAATTGTCTTGCTTCAAGACAGAGGTGAATGGGTTTCCCCCCATCTCCACCAAGAAGTTACTTTTAATTATAGCATAGAAAAAAAGGAAAATACATGGAAAATATTTCGCAAGAAGAAAAATTTACAGTAGATGATACCGCATGTGCGGAATGGACGTTGGAAAAAATTGCTGAAAAGAATAAGAAAATCGCGGAAGTAGAGAGCGATTATGAGAAGATGGTAGCCAAGTATCAGAAATGGCGTGACGACAGTGTGGATGCACTGAAATCCGACATTCTGTATCTCGAATCCCTCCTGCGCCCGTGGGCAGAGGAGCAGTTGAGCCATGGCAAGGCGAAAAGCATCAACCTTCCTTCGGGCAAGGTCGGGTTCAAGTCAGCATCACAAGAATGGAAGTTCGATGGCGAGAAAGCAGATGCCAAGAACAAAGGACTTTTGGATTTCGCAAAATCCTCCATGCCTGAATATGTCAAAGTCAAGAAAGAAGAAACTGTGGCATGGGCAGAGTTAAAGAAAGCACTCACCGTAACCGACAATGGCAAGGTGGTAACGGCAGACGGTGAAATCGTAGAAGGTATGACAGTAACCATCGGAGCACCGACATTTTACACTAAGACGGCATAAGGGAAGGTAGTTTAGTTTTGGCAAATAGTATTTTGATTATTGGAGAATCCGGGGCAGGCAAGACGACGAGCATTCGTACACTTGACCCCAAAACAACTTTCATCATTGATTGTGACCGTAAGGGTCTATCTTTCAGAGGGTGGAAGAAAATGTACAACACGGCGAATAAGAACTATATCGCAACATCGAACCTTCAAGCGATTTGGGGCTATCTGAAACGCATTAGCGGGCAGGATATGACTCACATCAAGACGGTTATTATCGACACGCTGAATGGCATCATGGTTGACGACGAGTTCAGACGTATGCACGAAAAGTCGTTTGATAAGTGGCAGGACTTAGCTGCCAGTGTTTATGGGCTTGTAACCGACATTCACGAGTTACGCGATGATTTGACTATTGTTTGCACCGCACATGCACAGACTGACCGCGACGACAACGGATATATGTTTACGCACATGAAAACGTCGGGGCGCAAATTGGATAAGATTGTGGTGGAATCCAAGTTCACGACGGTATTGCTTGCAAAGGCAGACAACGGCAAATATGTGTTTGAAACACACGCGAACCACTCAACGGCAAAAAGCCCGATGGATTGTTTTGCTGAAAGTGAAATTCCCAATGACTTGAAATATGTCATTGAAACGCTTGATAAATATGAAAATGAATGATTGAAAAGGAGAAGATTGATTATGATTACGAAACCGATGGGATGGGACGAAGCAGTGGCAAATGATGGTACGTTCAAGAAGTTACCCGCAGGCGGTCATGCTTGCGTCATTGTACAGGCACGACTCACGAAGTCCAAGAGCAAGGGCGAGGATATGTTGGAACTGGCGTTCGATATTGACGGCGGTGAATATAACGGCTACTTTGGCGAACAGTATGTGCGCAATCAGCAGAATTACCCCGATGATGCTAAGTGGCCCAATGGCGGTGTCTATCGGCAGGTGCTTGTCGGCAATAGCATGAGCAATGCCAAGGGCATGTTCTTGAACATTGAAAAGTCGAACCCCGGCTGGAACTGGAATTGGGATGAAACCGAGTTGAAGGGCAAGAAGTTTGGCGGTGTGTTCCGCGAGGAACAGTATAGAAACGCCAAAGGTGAGCCGAAAATGCGTATCGCCTGCATCGCAGTACGCCCCGTGGAAGGTATCACAGAGGTTGCCGTCCCCGAACCGAAACTGTTGGGCGACACAGGAGTAGGGGCAGGCTATGGCAATTATGGCGGTGGTCTTAGCAGTGAGGAAATCCCGTTCTGATGCTTGCTAGAGCAGAACGGATAAAGGAGGTAGAGGGCGGTTTCCTCTACTTCCTTCCCTGTCAAAACCACAAAGAGTTTGTTCGCAATACGGCGACACAGGCAGTTATGGAACTTCGCGACCCACGGCAGATTACGAGGGAGCAACAAAAGAAAGCCTATGTTCTGATTGGATGGATTGCAAGGTGGTGGGGCTATATCCCGCAGGATGCTTGCAAAGAAATTCTGAAAGAAATGTTTATGGGCTATCAAGATACGACGTTGCAGGAAACCTTCTCATTGGGAGATTGTACCGTGGAGGAAGCGCGGTTGTTTATATCGTATCTGATTGACTTTTGCCTGTTACATGGAGTTGATACTGGCGTACCACTCAATGAAATGGCAGAGGATATAGACAGGTATGTATGGGCATGTACCATGAAGCATGTATGTGCTTGTTGCGGTAAACAGGCAGAAATCCACCACTGGACGGCGGTGGGTATGGGAAGAAACCGAAAAGAGATTGTGCATTTAGGCATGAAGGTTATCCCGCTATGCAGGGAGCATCATACGGAAGCACACACAATCGGCAAAGAAGCATTTTTGAAGAAGTATATTTTAACAACGGTTGAAGTTGACGAACAGATAGCAGAATCGTGGAATTTGAATCGTAAAAAGAGAACAAGACGTAAAAAGGAGCAAGATAAATAATGGATTTGGCTATCAAAAAAGTAAAAGTTATCCCGAAGCAGAGCAAGGTTAAGATTGACTATGTGTTGGACGGCGACGACATGGCGGGGACGTATTCTGAACCGCCTGCACCCGAATTCTACACTTCCTTGTCAGCACTGAATAAGACGGCATGTGAAATCCTTGAAATGGATGGTGCTATGGCAGACCGTCTTGTACCGTTCGCAGTATCGTTCAGTTATGGGGCGAATACTGGCGTTATCAGTGCATCCATTCAGAGCAAGTTTGAAATCCCCATGAGCGACACGGAAACCATCATCAACACGCCTACCCGCAAGGTGAGCACATTCTATGAAGATGGTTTGAGCGACGAGCAGTGCGAAGCGATTGAGAAGTTCCTTAGACACGCTACGGAGTATCTGAAAGGGCACCGGGCACAGACGAACTTGTTTGAAAACCCGCCGAAGGATGTAACACCGAAACCGCTTGAAATAGAAGGTTAAGAGGGGGTTGGTTGTATGTCAGAGCGTGATGGGAAAAGATATTATTGGCTGAAACTGAAAGAGGATTTTTTCGACGATGATGCAATTTCATGGTTGGAAGAACAGGAGAACGGCAAAGAATACACATTGTTTTATCTGAAACTTTGCTTGAAGTCCTTGCAGTATGACGGCATCCTTATTCGTCATGTCGGCAAGATGCTTGTCCCATTTGAAACGAAGAAACTGGCAGAACTCACCAACACCAAGGAAGATACTGTGATGATTGCCCTCACGCTTTTACAAAAGATTGGACTTGTAGAAGTGATGGAGAACGGCGCACTGTATTTATCGCAGGTGAATAAGATGGTCGGGAGCGAAACAAATTCCGCAGTTCGCAAACGCCTATACCGGGCAAGGCTGAACGGGGAGAATGTATTGCCACCGAGTCGGCAAGAAGTTCCCGCCATTGAATCTCCTGCAAAAGATACGGCACAGCCCCAAGAGAAGAAGCCAAACAAGTTCGAGGAACGCTTTGAGGAATTTTGGAAGCATTACCCGCGCAAGATTGGCAAGGGCGCGGCAAAGAAATCCTTTGTGAAAAGGAAGCCATCACAGGAACTTACGCAACGCATGATTAATGCCGTGGAAATTCAAAAGAAATCCCCACAATGGATGCGTGATAAAGGGCAGTTCATTCCACATCCAACGACATGGCTCAATCAAGAACGGTGGGAGGATGAAGTCGAAGTGGTGAATAATGCACCGCAGAAGTCGTCACGCCCCGTAGGAGGGATTAATGGAATGAGTACGGCAGATTATATGCGACAGAGGGAAAACAAGCGTCAGCAGGCGTTGAGAGCTATTGAAATGGCTGAAGCCAATGCAGGAGGAAATGAAATACGGTGGTAAAGGCAAATATTAGCGACTTAAAGAGCAATGAAGCCGAGCAAAGTTTGTTAAGTTCCATGATGTTGAAGCCCGATATTATCTATGATGTGGCATCGCGAATAAAGTCAGACGACTTCTATTCCACCCAAAATCAACTTTTTTATCAATGCCTTGTTAATATGTCGGCAGAACGTCAGCCTATCGACTTAGTTACAGTAACCGAGTACATGCGAAAGAGTGGCGACTTGGAAAAAGTCGGCGGTCTTATGGCGGTGTCACAGATTTACAATATCTGTGGTACGTCAGCGCAGTATGGGCAGTATGCTGAAATCGTACTGAAATACAGTAAGCGACGGCAGGCGGTCAACCTTGCAGAAGAAATGGCACTTATGGCAGGCGATGTAACGCAGGAGTTCAGTTCAGAGGAATTCATGCAGAAGATTGCAGAACTGTCTATGGCAAAGAAAACCATCATCCGCACGTTTGGAGAGGAACTTGTCGAATTTATGGCAGAACTGGACAAACGACGCATGGAGAAGTTTTCGGGCATCCTCACGGGGTTTGAGCAGTTGGATATTATGACAGGCGGGTGGAAACCGTCGCAGTTGATAATCTTAGCTGCGCGCCCCGGTATGGGGAAGTCGGCACTGGCTTTGAACCTTGCAGTAAACGCAGGCAAGGAAGGGAAGTCGGTTGCCTTGTTCTCATTGGAAATGCCCAAGTTCGACCTTATTGCACGAATGATTGCCTTTGAGCAGAATGTATCGTTGGCACATTTTCAGACACCGCAGTTGTTGTCTGACGATGATTACACACGAATCCTGCTTGCGGGCGAAAAGCTGACAAAGTGCAACATCCACCTGTTTGATGAAAATGTTGCCACGCCAACAGACGTTATTTCTCGATGCAAGGCGGTGCAAGCCAAGTGCGGGCTTGACCTTGTTATCATTGACTATTTGCAGTTAATGACGGCAGGCGGTAAGTATGGCGACAACCGAGTGCAGGAAGTATCGTATATCAGCAGGCAGTTGAAGATGCTTGCACAGAATATGGGAATCCCTGTCATTGCGTTGTCACAGTTGAGCCGTTCACTGGAATCCCGCAACGATAAGCGACCACAGTTATCCGACCTTCGTGAGTCTGGTTCAATCGAACAGGACGCAGATGCAGTAATGATGTTATACCGCGAGTCGTATTATGAACGTGATAACGACGACACGAGTACAGAGTTGGCAATAATGAAGAACCGCAATGGTGAGTTGGGCACAGTGATGCTTGACTTCTTCGGTGAGTTCACAAAGTTTATTTCGGCACCACAAAACGCAGTGCCAAGTTCACAGATACCAATGTAGGAGATTTATGGAACCGTTTAGATTTACGATTAAGGGCAGACCTGCCACCAAGAAGAACAGTTCGCGTAGCTTTGGCGGGAGAATCCTGCCGAGCAAGGCTTACTGCGAGTATGAATCAAAATTCCATCGCCAGTTAATGGACATGCGCAAGGTGATGGAAGTCCCGCACTTCACGGGCCCTGTGTCCATCACCTGCCATTACTGGTTAGACAGTAAACGCTCATTCCCGGATTTGATTGGGTTGGAGCAGGCAACGGCAGATATTATCAGCGACAAGTACAAGATTGATAAGAACCTGCACAAGATGGTGCTCAAAAAGGAATGGATTTTGTCTGACGACAGAATCATCAAGGATTGGGATGGTTCACGGATTGTCGGCATTGACAAGGAGAATCCGAGAGCGGAAATCACCATTAGACCGTTGGAAGTAACGGAGGATGAAATCGACCCGTATATTCTGAAACAGGTTGAGAAGAAAAGTAGATTGTTCTAAGGAGATAGCAGTATGGGGAAACTTTCAAAGAGGGTCGGACGCGAGAGCAGAAATGCCCACCGAAAGATGCAAGACAAGATGGCTTACATGAGCGAGAAAAGTGCATGCCGTGTTCAAGAGAACGCTAATACGGTTGCAAAATTACTTGAACGCAGTGAACCGTTAATGCAGAAACGAATTATGAAACAATGCTTCTCCCAAGTATTCGCCATGTCATATATGGCACTTCACGATGAATTTGGCTTTGGCAAGAAACGTATTAAGCGTTGGTATAAGAAAATGCTAAGTATTCAGCATGAAGCGTTGACAGGCGGTAGTAAGACTCCTTACGACGATATGCTTGTTGCATTGCAGGATGAATACAATTTTGACATTAATACGGCTATGGATGAAGTAAACGCAGAGTTAGATGCAGAGTGGGGCAGAAACAGATAGCCCTCACATCGCCCACAAGGGGCGGGGGAGCCAAAACCAATATAATCTATCACACACAGGCGAACCGCCCTATTATGGGGCGATATGGCGCAAATAAGAAAGGTAAGTCAATAATGAGGTTGGTATGGACAAAGAAAGGACAGGAACATTGGGCAAAAAAGTTTCCACGGAGAGCGAAAGAGCGTAGGGTTGGCAAAGATGCCTACGTCATGGGCGAGAGAGTCGAATATAGCGATAATTCGGAATCACTGGCATACGCACTCCTTGAAAAAGGACATGTCAAGAAGGTGTATGAGCTAGACGAGAAGATGCTTCGCGCAAAGGATATACGCGAGGGACATGAGAAGCGATGCGCGAAATACACTCCCGAACAGGCAGAGGAACGGGCAAGTTTCATAAGTGATTGCCTGCGGGACGGGGATAAGATTTGCGAGATAGCCAAAATGTTAGGCGTTGCAAGCAATTCGTTGAGTCAATGGTACAAGAGATACAGAAGGAGAACAGAAAAAGCATGAGTTCAGAGGAATATCAAAAAGGGTTTGAAGCAGGCGTTGGCGAAGTAGTGTTGAAATTGAAACGTGAAGCTATTGGCGGGCTGAAAGCGTCCGATGTAAAGAAAGTAAAGAATCTCGATGAACTGTACTTCGACTTCCAAAAAGAAGTTTCGGAGTTCACGGAAGCGGTAGCAGCATACAAGCGCAAGAGCACTCGTACCAACCGCCTGCACATGTTGTCAGAGGGGGTTGATTGCCAGTTGGTAATGGAAACCCTCATATCCAGTTTTGAACCGCTTGTGGAGGCACGAGAAGCGATAAGGAAGGATATTGTAAAAGGCAATGAGCAGGCAGGCTACTACACAAAACCCACACCCAAAAGCATTTACCGTGTCTTTGCCAAGGTAGGGGGAGCAAGAGCCTTAATGACCGAAGCCGACACCTACACACAGGCGTATGACGCAGTGGGGCGGTTCGTCAAAGCAGACAAGCAGAACGACGACCCGAAAGACTATTACATCGAAGAATATACGATGAATGATTGTATGTGCGCTTTTGCATCAGACGCAGAATTTTAAGGAGTAGCCATGCCGAGGAAGAAAGATAGCAGAATATACGCTTTATACCATGCAGACGATTATGTATGTGATGGGACAATATCAGAGATTGTCACCTTCACGGGCAAGTTGAGAACGACGATACAAGGATACAAGACACGGAGCATGAAAATCCGGTCACGATACAGACTTGTTGAATTGACAGAGAATTAAGGAGAGGTAAGCCATGATGAAACTGATTGAGAAATTCCATCCGTGTTTGTTGGCGTTTGGCGTTGATATGTCAAAAGTGGAAAATGATTTTTCGTTCATTGATGGCAATGAAAGTAGACCGTTCTTCTATTGGGGCGAGAATCCCTGCCTGTATAATTGGTTAGAACATTTGTTCCGACTTAAAGGCGGGGAGAACGTCCTAAACTTCCACACTATCAGGGTGGAGTCCGAGGAATTGGACAAATTGGAGAAGGATATTAAAACGGGCGACATTGTTCTGTATGACGGGTACGGAGATTTTGTTGGGGATATTATGTATACTGCCATGAACCGTGACCTTGATATGCACTTTGTCAAAGATGCTCGTGAGGAAATTGCAAAAGGTCGCGCAGTATATGTGCGAAATTGGAGGTATGAAACACTTGTTTGATTATTGTATAGTAGGTGCAGGGTTGTATGGATGTGTAATGGCACACGGGCTTGCAGAGAAAGGCAAGAAGGTATTGGTTATCGACAAGCGGGAGCATGTCGGCGGGAATGTTGCTTGTGAGGTGAAGGACGGCATTGTTATTCACAAGTATGGCGCACACATTTTCCATACAGACGACAAAAGGGTATGGGATTTCGTGAATGAGCATTGTGATATGCGCCAGTACACTCATTCCCCGATGGCGTATTACAATGGCGAAATGTACAACCTCCCGTTCAACATGAATACGTTTTACAAGTTGTATGGGACGAAAACCCCAAGAGCAACGATGGAACAGATAGAGAGCGACAAGGTAAAAATCCAACATCCTCGCAATCTTGAAGAACAGGCGATTTCGCTTGTGGGGAGAAGATTGTATCATACACTGATTGAAGGGTACACGGAGAAGCAGTGGGGCAGACGGTGTTGCGATTTGCCTGCAAGCATCATTAAGCGCATCCCTTTGCGTATGACCTATGACAACAATTATTTTGACGACAGATACCAAGGGCTTCCGATGAAAAGCTATAACGAGTTGTTTGGAAAGTTGTTGAATAATGAAAACATCACCGTGGAACTCAATGTGGACTACAAGCAGAATCGGGCTATAATTGATGCCCTGTGTGACAAGATTATCTATACGGGGGCGATTGATGAATACTTTGATTATCGCTACGGCGTTCTTGAATATCGCTCGTTGGAGTTTCACACAACGAAGAATAAAGGAACGAACAAACAAGGGGTGGCGGTTATCAATTACACGGGGGCAGGCTTATCCTACACCCGTTCGATAGAGCACAGACACTTTATGAAAGAGTGCCATTCTGACGTAACCTATATGACTACTGAATATCCCGACACATGGGAGATTGGGAAGGAACGGTACTATCCAATCAACGACGAGAAGAACAATGCCCTATATGCAAAATACAAAGCACTGGCAGACGAGCAGGACAAGGTTGAGTTCGGTGGACGTTTGGGTGATTACAAATACTACGATATGGACGATGTAATAAAAAAAGCACTGGAAAGGTTAGATAAAATCAATGGATAATGTAGCAGATATTCAAATTTTCAATGTACGAGTTTATGGAATGGACGAAGCACTGATTGGCGCAGGCTACCCGATGAAAACCGAAATCTTTGATTGGGACGACTTGCCCGACGTGGACGACGAGGAACGCAACAAGTTAATCCTCCGTGGCATCAAATTAGGCAACACCCCGCATGCTCATGGTGACGACAAGTTCTTGCGTCAGATTATCGTTGGATTTGATGTGGTGGCACCTAGATACTGGTGGACGGAGTTTGACACCTACGGATTTACAGTCAAGAATAGTCAGAGCACAATGCACCGGGCAAAAAACATGGACTTTAAGGCTATGGCAAATGCACACGTTGACCCGTTTGTGCTTGCAAGATTTAAGGAGATAGTAGACCGCTATAAAGCAGACCCGACAGAGAAGAACCTGCTTGCAGTGAAGTCCAACATGCCCGAAGGTGTGAAGTTAGGAGCACGAATCACAACCAACTATGCACAGTTGAAAACGATGTACTTTCAGCGGAAGCATCATCGCCTGCCCGAATGGAGAGAGTTTTGCCGTTGGATTGAAAACCTGCCAAACACGGTAAATTTTGGTGTGTGCAAGGGGGCGAACTAATGGACGCATCCGAAAACGTATCACATCCCTCATACTACACGAAGGGCGGTATCGAAGTATACGATGTTATAACGGCGTATGGTTTAGGCTTTGACCGTGGAAACGCATGTAAGTATGTTTTGCGGGCAGGAGAAAAGAATCCGGCAACAGAAGCAGAGGATTGCCTAAAAGGTGCATGGTACTTGATAGCACATTCAGCCCGCTTGCAAGGTCGTAGACGGTCACAAATACTTGAAGAAATGTTGGATAAAGAATTGCAGAAGGAGCAGTAAAAGATGCAGAACGAATCGACGCAGTTAGTATGCCCTCATTGTCACTACGAGTTTCAGTACAACAATGGCAAGTTGGATATGGACATTCATAGGTATCGCGAGAAGTTAGGTTATCTGAAAGAACGCAGAGAAATCGTGCGGGGCGATTATTCCCGCGCCAAGGAATTTAAGCGTATCGGCATCGAGATAAGCCGAGTGATGAAGAAGTTGAGCGAACTGAAAGACTACCGCAGATTGGCAGACGAGCAGAAGGAAAAACAGGAGTTCGCTGCATTCAAGAACGCAGTTAGGGAGTTTTGGGGAGAAGCAGGGTTCAGACGTTGCTTAGAGTACATGTGCGAAGAAACAAAAGGGTACTCCATCCAAGACATAGCCAAGGGAACCTATGCAAAAGCAGGGCGCAATGGCGCGGTGATTAACTAAGACGGAGGGGTTGCCTGTGATTAAGAGCACAAAGACAAAAGTAAGGATTGAGCAAAGGCGCGAGGGCAAGAAAAGGTTTGACAGAAGCACGAAGTGGGGAAAGCAATGTTATCGCGAATGGCTTAGAGGGATAGACGTTCGGCAAAACTTGAAAACCATGTTTGATGTTAAAGCATGGGAGAAGGTTAAGCGCGAGGTTGGAATGGCGCAATAAGTAATTGAATCTTTTTCAGTACACCGATGCAGGTTGTAAAATAATCTGTATCGGTGTTTTGTTATTGGAGGGATTTCGTGAAAGAATACAATGACTATGTTGCAACGGTAAAAAGATGGCTTAAAAATTACAATCAGTTCAAAATCACGATTGAGAACTTGAATGAGGAAATAAAGGCTTGCGAAGAATTGCAAGAACTTGACATGACGGCGGGCATCGCAAAATATAGTGACATGCCTGGGGGTGGCTATTCTGAATTGAATACGATTGAGAGCAAGGCATCCCAACATGAAGCAAGAGCAGAACATATCGAATCCATGAAACAGTCAGTGCAAGCTATCGAACGGACGTTGAGAAAGATTGATAGGTCGCTGAACGGATTGACTGGAACGGAAGCAAGTCTTATCACAGGACACTATATTGAGAAAAAGACATGGGCAGAATTGGGCAACGAAAACTTCTATACGGAGAAGTGGGCACGAGTACATGGCGGTAAAGCCGTCAAGAAAATGAGTGCTATGATTTTCGGGCCAGTTGTCGCACCATCACAGACAAATTTTGTCTTTGCTTGCTAAAATTTAACACTCAAAATAACTAAATATGGCAATTTTCGATTAAACCGCCTGACATTCGCTATCAAGAAGTTTACGGATTTTCCAATATACTTATATCAATAATGGAGAAACGGGGCTTACAGAGCGAATCAAGGCGGTTTATTTGTAAAGGGTTTGATTTGACAAATAAAAAACAAGAGTTCTCGCAGAAAATCATGCTGACATTGTGGATAATGGGCATAAAAATGGGGAAAAGTGGTTGTTTGGGAATCGTGGACAAAAACATAGCAGAATTGTTCCGCATGAGGTACGGTTTTTTGTATATGACCGTGGTAAGATAGTATCATCGAAATTTGAACAGAGGACAGGCACAGGCGCAAATGCTTGTGCTTTTTTGTTACAGAAAGGCAGTGGACAATGGAAAAGCGGATTGAGGTTGTAGAACTTTGTGCATCCGACATTAAGACAGGCTTTGGGAATCCTCGAAAAATCAACAAAAAGAAAAGAGAGGAACTTCGAGCCAGTCTTGAAAAATTCGGCAACTTCGGCATCTTTGTAGTCGATGAAGAAAACAACATCATTGCAGGTAATCAGAGATTGTCAATCATCATGGAGAAAGACCCGAACACGATGGTTACATGCAAACGAATGATTGGCTATTCGGAAGCAGAACTCCGGGCTATCAACATCAAGGACAACACTCATAACGGTGATTGGGACATTGATATGTTGGCAGATTGGACGGCAGACCTCACCGTTGACCTTGGACTGGATGAAGCCACGAAGAAGGACGTAAAAGAGCGAACCATTGATGAAATGGAACTTGTTGCTTATGAGAAATATGATTACGTCATTATCGCCTGCAAGTCAGAACTTGATTACGACCTGCTGACGACGAAGTTAGGCATCAAGGATAAGAAAGTGCCGATAGTCGAGGGCAAGCGCAGTATCAAGGCAAGAGCAGTATGGTTCGGTGATGTTCAAGATAAGTTATTTGGAGGTATCTGATTATGACGCATATCAATGTATTATTCACGGCGGTTAGTGGCTGGCCCACTCATGCGACGGTGGGGGCACTTCGCAATAGCAAGAACGCAGAGTATACGATTGTGGGTGTTGATTGTAACCCCAATGTTGGTTCACTGAACTATGTGGACTACCTTTACAAAGTCCCTCGTTGTGATGATGCCCACTATATCGACAAGCTGATGGAGATTTGCGAAAGACACGACATCGACATTATCATTCCTCTTATCAGTGAGGACATTACGCCCCTTTGGGACAACAGAGAACTCTTTGAGTCCAAGGGTATCAAAATCCTCTTATCCGACAAGGATAGTAAGCTGATGATTGCGAATGATAAACTCCTGCTTGAACAGTTCTTGCGGGAGAATGGTGTTCCTGTCATGCCCCGCACTGTGCCGTATGATGAAAAGAATTTAGATCACCTTCTCCATTCCTTCGGCTACCCCGAAAAGCCCATCGCCGTCAAGCTGAAAGACGGTTGCGGTGCCGTAGGGTTCAAGGTATTGGACGAAGATAAGGCACACAATGTTGACCGCCTGCCGTCGCGTGAACTTCGGGCAAATCCCTACATCAACAAAGAGCAGTTGATGAAATTGCCCACGAAGGAACGCTATGTGCTTTCAGAGTATTTACCGGGGCGCGAGTGTGGAGCACTTTGTCTTGTAGACCACGGCAGGGTTGTATATTGCTTAGTCCATGAAAACTATGATATGCAGTACGCCACCACCACGGACGCAGAACTTGTACGCAACAAGGAAGTGGAGGAAATCGTCAAGAAGGTATGTGCCCTTCTGAAATTGGACGGCAACATTGGCTTTGACTTCAAGCGTGATGCAGAAGGTCATGTGAAACTGCTCGAATGTAACCCTCGCATTAGTGCAACGGTATCACTGGCAGTAAAGGCAGGGGTGAACATCGTCGAAATGGGCGTATTCCACAAGTTGGGCTTGCCTATCGACGAAAACATTGAACCCATGTACGGCATGAGATTGCAGAGAGTCTATGGAACACTCTACACCTACAAAGGACAGCCCTATGGAAAAGAATAAGCGGTTTCAAGTCTACATCATTTCATCATCCCGATACGAATGGGGGATGGTTACGGCACTGAATTTCCTTGACTACAAGCATGTTATCCGCAAGTCGCAAGTGGAATTGTATAAGGAGTGGGGCTTTGACAATATTATTGGTATCGACGACGAACTGATTAACAGTTACACCAAGGTATTCAATTACATTGTCGATAATGCGCCCGAAGATGTGGTTGCCATCGTAGACGACGACATAGACCACTTCGTATACCGCACCAAGGATGTTGTTGACATTTGGGATAAGGAGATTGTGCAGGCAGAGTTTGAGCGTTTGGCACAGATTATCTATGACCTTGACTTAGGGCTTGCTTTCGGTCCCCCGAACGCCATTCCTTACAACTACACATCCGAGTTTTCATGGATGGGCATACCGGGGGCATGGAAAATCGTCAACAGGAAGTACATCAAGGCTCGTATGGATGCCAAGATTGACCGCAATGTAGATATAGACTATGTATTGCAGGAAGTCTTGATGAACCGTGTCTGCATAGATGCCAAGTATCTGTGTGATGTAGCCCATAAGGACAAACTCACCAACACCACGGGTTCGTTGTATGCGAAGTCGAACATCGACAATTCCATCGACATGATGAAGTTACGGTGGGGCAAATACTTCCAATACGACGAAAGAAAAAATATTCCTAAAATCAGAGTAAAAAGGTAATTAATTAATTGTAATACGTTTGTATATGTAGTATAATAAGTATATCAAATAAATCCATTACAGTTAATTAATTAAGGAGGAATTCACAATGGGTTTCAGTCCAAAAACAAAATCGGGTTATTCTCTCTATACTATGTCGAGCATGTTGCAGAAAGCGATTAGACGTTGTGATGTGAACAACGCTGCCTTTGCTGCCAAAGAACTTCGGGGCAGTTACAACAACTACCTATGGAAACGCCTGTTGGTTATTTCGGCAGAAGATTGCTATGGGGTAGTCACCAAGGAAATCGTTGGATTGAAGATGGCACATGATATTGTCAACAAAGGGAGAAAGGGCTATGATACCGACTCAATCTTTGTAGCCAAGGCAGTATTGCTCCTGTGCATGGCAAGGAAGAATCGCGATGCCTGCTATGTAGCCTGCAACTTCCTGCGTGAAGATAGGCTGATGAATCCCGAAGATTTCCCCGAAGATTACTTGATAGACATAGACCAAGCAGAATTGAGCGTCGATGGAATCCCGGATTGGGTGTTTGATGTTCACACACTGAAAGGCAAAGCTAATGGCAAGACTGACCTTGATATGATTAGGGACGAGGAAGAAGCCTTGAAGCCCAAGCAAAACTCATTATTTGACAATGCAAGTTGGGAACTGGACTTCACCATACAGAAAGCCAAGGGCACAATCAAGTCAGAAGCGGAATGGAATCGCATCATCAAGTTTATGGCAGGTAAGGAGTCAGACCCGACCCACAATGGACAGGTATGGGCTGACGAGATAAATGCAAAATAAGCACCACGAAGGGTTGGCGAAAGTCAACCCTTTTTTGGTACGACGAATGGGGGTGAGGGCATGGGGCGACCAAAGAAAGAACTGAATCGCGATGAATTTGAAAAGCTATGCGCGATACAATGCACACAGGCTGAAATATGCGGGTGGTTTGATGTATCGGATAAGACTTTGACAAGGTGGTGCAAAGACACCTACGGCATGAGTTTTTCCGAAATTTTTGCCATAAAAAGGGGCAAGGGCAAGGTTGCACTCAGACGGACTCAATTCCAACTGGCAGAACGCTCCGCAAGCATGGCAATATTCTTAGGCAAGAACTATTTGGGGCAGACAGATTACGACTATCAGAAGAAAGAGTACCAAGACAAGCTATTGGAGCTCAAAGAACGTGAAGTCAAGAATAAAGAAGAAGGGTGGTGATAGCATGGAGTACGTCTACGTTATGGGTGGATGGCTTGTGATATGGGGTGTTATCTTCCTCATAACATGGAATCATCTAAGTAACGACCATTGGGAGGAATAAGCATGGCAGAAGCATGGAAAATACATTTCTACAACTCAACCGCATGGAAGAAGCTACGCAACACTCTTATTGAGCAAAGGGGCTTGCGATGTGAAAGATGCGGGAAGATGGTGTATGACAGTTCACGCCTTGTTGGGCACCATATCAAGGAACTCAATCCTTCCAACGTCCATGATACCAACATATCCTTGAACCCAGACAACATCGAAATCATTTGCAAAGATTGTCACGATATAGAACACAAACGCTTCAAGGGCAAAGGACTCCGGCAACACAATATCTACATCGTCTATGGAGCACCTTGTTCGGGCAAGACCACATTCGTCAATAGGGTTGCAGAACGTGGGGACATGATAATAGACTTCGACGCATTGTACCAAGCCATTAGTGGACGGGACATGTACGACAGACCAGACAATCTCAAATCCAACGTATTCCAACTAAGGGACACGCTCATAGATGCAGTAAGGACTAGATACGGCAAATGGAATAACACATACATCATAGGTGGCTATCCTCATAAGGTGCAAAGGGAAGAACTCAAATGCAAATTAGGGGCAGAAGAAATCTATATAGAAGCCACAGAGGAAGAATGTATAGCAAGGGCAAGGGCAAGCAGGGGAGTATGGGCTGATGATTGGATACAATACATCCACAAATGGTTTGCAGACCATGACTAAGGCATCCCCCCCCACAAACCAGTAGGGCACAGTAGGGCTATTTACCCTTCCCCCTACCTCTTTTTTATCCATAAGGAAATTTTCACTTTTTTGCCCACCATTTTCAAATCGAGGTGTAACAGTTGGAAACAGAGCAACAAGAAGCAATACAGAAAGAATATGAACGGCTGAAAGCATTGTTTGATAAAGCAGACGATGTTCAGATGGCGTTGGCTGACGGACTACTGTGGGAAGCATCCACCATCAAGGTTCAGATGGATGAACTGAACAAGGTAGCCCGCAGGACAGGGTTAGTTAAGATTGACCCAAGGAATCCTGCCCGTCAGAAGGAGTTGCCTGTCAGCAAGGTACTGGCAAAGCAACGTGCCAATTATGTTGCCTATATTCAGCGCATCCGTTCACTCTTAGACATTGAAGAAAACGAGGACGATGATACACTTGCAGACTACGAATGAGCATAGCTACATCAAGGAATATGCGCAGGCGATAGCAGACGGCGATATTGTGGTAGGTAGACGGGTACGGCAAACAGTAGATATGCTACTCGCACTATTTGACAATGAATCGGTCATGGTTGACCTTGCCGACTCCAACAAGCATATCCGTTTCATCGAAAACGAATGTAAGTTGTACGAGGCACCGTTCGCAGGCAAGCCCTTCAAGCTAGAGTTGTTTCAGAAAGCTATCATTGAGTCGATTTTCGCATTCAAGGTATGGAACGACGAAATAGGGCGGTATGTACGCAAGTTCCAAGACGTATTGGTAGTTATGGGGCGTAAAAATGGCAAGTCGCCGTTGGTAGCTGCCATCCTCCTTGCTGAATGGTTTTGCGGGGAAATGGGCACCAAGATATTGATTGGGTCGAACAACTACGAACAGGCTGACATTATGTTTTCTGCCTGTGATGCCATGCGGGAAGAATCCCGGTCATTGGCAAAATGCACACGGCGCAATAACATTGGCATCTTCTTTGGCAATCAGAAGCAGAAAAAGAAGCATGGCAAATTCACCCGTCAGAACAAGGGCAGTATCAAGCGTATATCAGCGTCGGGTGGCAACAAGGAAGGTCGTAACATTAAGATTGGGGCTGTGGACGAAGTTCACGAAATGGCTGACAATCACCTTGTAATGCCTATCCGACAGGCACTTTCAACACAGGATGAACCCTTGTACTTTGAAATCACGACAGAAGGTTTCACCGAGGGAGGGTATCTTGACCAACGCTTAGAGCAGGCATCCCATGTGCTTGACGGTGAAGCTGACATGCCCGATTTTCTGATATGGTGGTACGCCCAAGACAGTGAAGAAGAAGTTTGGCAGGATGAAGCGTCATGGCAAAAGTCGAACCCCGGCATAGGTGTTATCAAAAAGTACAGTTTTCTTCGCAAGATGGTTGAGGAAGCCCGCACGTCGGCAACGACACGGGCTTTTGTTTTGTCCAAAGACTTCAACATCAAACAGAACAGTGCTACGGCGTGGCTTGATATGGCAACCATCATCAACCCTGCTACTTTCGATATGCGGGAACTTGAAGGGGCAATGTATATCGGCGGGCTTGACTATGCAGAAACCACGGACTTGTGTTCTGCCAAGGCAATGTTCGTCAAAGATGGCATCAAGTACCTTTTGGGGATGTATTTCATTCCTCAAACAAAGGCAGATGCCGTACTGGACGACAAGAACTTGAAGAACCCCGAACACAAGGACTATCACAAATGGGCACAGCAAGGGCTCGTTACGATATGCGAGGGCACCGAGGTTGACGAACAGGTGGTGGCAAACTGGTTCATAGGACTGTATGAGAATTACCACATGTTGCCCTTCAAGTTTGGGTACGACAACTGGCACTCAAAAGGCTTCAAGCGTTGCATGGGTGAGTATTTCGGTGAAGAAATCCTTGAAAAAGTCGGGATGGACTTTATGAGCCTGTCCAGTCCTATGCACTCGATGGAATCAGACATGAAGCTGAAAAAGCTGAACTACAACAACAATCCCGTGGACAAGTGGTGTTTTGAGAATATGAGTATCAAGACCAACAATATCGGGCTTGTTATGCCAGTAAAGAAGTATGGACAGTCCAAGAACCGCATTGATGGCGGGATGGCAACCATTATCTGCTATGCAACGTACAGTAGGTACAAGATAGAGTATGAACAGGCAATGAATATGAGGTGACGCGATGGTGTTTAATTATTTATCGCGCATGGTTAAAGATAAATTTGACAAGTGGCGATACAACCGAATCCGTGATGGCGTGTTCATGGACAATCAGCCAATCTTCACAAGTTTTGGCGACAATATCTATATGTCAGACCTTATCAATAATTGCATTGACCGCATCGCAACGGAGTTCTCCAAAATCGACGTAAAATCGGTGGTGGAGTCAGACGACGACAGTGTGGCAATTCAGAAGGACGACATTACACGCTTATTTCGCTTTCAGCCGAATCCCTTGCAGACGACCAAGGATTTCCTGGCATCCTGTGAGTGGCTACGGCGAAAGACCTGTCATTGCTTCATTTTCCCGCAATGGGAAGAAGTAAAGGACAGTCGGGGCAATGTGACCCGAAGATATACCGCCTTTTACCCTCTCAATCCTACATCTGTAAAGATGGGACAGGATGAATATGGGAACTGGCTTATACAATTCACATGGAAAGATGGCACGAGCGACACACTGCCACTCAACGAGGTTATTCACCTCAAATGGCGTAGAGGGACAAACCTCATTGCCTGTGGCGGTGACGACAACGGCAACGCTGACGACAAGGACACGCTGAAAAGCCTTGATATTCTCCATAAAGTCATGGAGGGCTTGCCTATTGCCATCGAAGCAGGACTGAAATTGAGTGGTGTCTACACCGCCAAGACCGTTATCGACGCTGACAAGCTGAAAGCCAAGCGGGACAAGTTGGAAGAACACATTATGTCGAGCAAGGCAGGCATTGTTGCTATCGACCTTGCAGGTGAGTTCCACCCCATGAGCCAACGGTCAGTCATTATCCCAGAGTCGATTATGACCTTCTTGAAAAAAATCATTCGGGAACGCTACGGCGTATCGGAAGCCATCGTTTCGGGGCAGTACACCGACGACGACCATGCAGCATTCTATGAAACCTGCATTGAGGATGCCATCGTAGAGTACGAACAGGCGTTCTCACAGGTGTTATTCACGCCGAGGGAGCAGGACATTGGGCATAGGGTGAAATGCTACTACAACAAGGTTGAGTATTATTCCACCGCCAACAAAATCTCCCTTGCGCAGATTGCCCGCGAAACTGGCATTATGACACTCAATCAAATGGCAGACATGTTCGGGTTGCCACCGTTTGCAGGTGGTGAACGCAGGTTGCAGAGTTTGAACTTTGTAAACCTAGACCATGTGGATAAATACCAACTCAAAAACAGTCAGAAAGGAGTAACGGACAATGAAAACGACTAAACGATGTTTGCGCCATTATCAAGGGCAGGAGTTCCGAGCCGTCAATAATGACGCAGGCGATAGCATCCTTAGTGGGCACCCGGTCGTCTACGAACGGCAGGCAGACATTGGTGGGTGGTTCGCAGAAATCATTGAACGTGGTGCACTGGACGGGTGCGATATGACAGACGTTCTTTTCTTTGTGAACCACCAACAGAACAAAATCCCACTTGCGAGAAGTCGCAGGAACAATGGCAGTAGCACAATGACGTTGCGCATTGATGATACAGGGCTTGCAATGGAAGCCCACCTCGATACCGAAAACAACCCCGACGCAAGAGCCGTGTATTCGGCAGTATCGCGGGGCGATATGGACGGCATGAGTTTTGCCTTCAATGTCGAGGATGAAGAATGGACGGGACTGGATACTGAATATCCCACCCGGCATATCCGCAAAATATCCAAAATCTATGAGGTGTCGGCAGTTAATGAACCTGCCTACGATGCCACCGATATTTCTGCTCGTGACAAGGAAGCGTTGGAGAACGCCAAAAACGCATTGGACAATGTGCGGTCAAAAGGACTGGATAGCCCGAACGAGATTGAAGTATATAAGCTGAAAAATGAAATTTTGTCTAAATGAAAAGGAGAACACAGACTATGAACATTCAGAACATGATTAACGAAAAAGAAAACTTCCGCAAAGAACTGATTGAGCGTTCCAAGGCATCCGAGGATGTACAGGAACTTCGCTCCATCAACGCCCAGTTGGACGAGGTGAACAAGGACATTGCCAACCTTCGCTCCCTGCTTGCAGAACAGATGGAAGCTGAAAAGCGCAGTGCCGAGAAGCGTTCCGACGACGAGGATAAGGACAAGGAAAAGGACGGCGACAAGGACGGCGACAAGAAGAAGGACGAGGGCGACCAGTCTGAACGCTCCAAGGCGGTCAATGCAGGCGAAGTAACCAAGCGTTCTGCCACCTTCAAGCAGGGCGCAGGCTTCGAGGAACGTGCGCAGTTTGGCAAGGCTGACAACGTGGAACTGGAAAAGCGCGGTAAAGCCATCAAAGAAGCCCGCACCGTAACGGTTGCCACCACGGGCATCATCATTCCGCATCGCGATAGCAACACGATTGGCGAACCGTTCAACACGATTTCCTCTCTCGTGGACAATGTAGGCACGATTACCTTTGACGGTGGTGAGTCCTACCGTCAGCCGTTCGCCATCGACACCCCGGCAGGTGACTACACGAAAGAAGGTGAGGAATACAAGACGGCAGAAAGCACCTTTGGACAGGTTTCCATCAACAAGTCCAAACTGACCGCCATTGCCGACTATTCCGAGGAACTTGAAAAGCTCCCCGCTGCACCCTACGCAGAGTATATTCAGAATGGCGTTCGCGACTCCCTTCGTCGTAAGCTGACGCAGGAAATCTTGATTGGCGATGGTTCTGCAGGGCACCTCGTCGGCATCTTCTCCGACGCAGTAACCAAGGCTGACGCCGATTCCGATGTACCTGTTATCGACGCAAAGAAAGACCTTGAACTGGACGGCATCGACGACACCACGCTTGATACCATCGTGTTCAATTATGGTGGCGACGAGAATGTGGAAGGTTCGCAGGTGCTTATCCTGAACAAGATGGACTTGCTTGCTTTCGCCAAGGTTCGCACCGCCAACAAACAGCGGTTCTACGATATTGTGTCCAACGGCAACTACGGCACGATTAATGGCGTACCGTACATCATCAACTCTGCTTGTAAGGCAGTTACCAACGGCGCAAAAGCAGGCGAGTTCTGCATGGCATACGGCAACCTCAAAAACTACACCCTTGCAACCTTCTCCCCGGTTGACATTAAGAAGTCTTACGACACCAAGTTCCGTGAGGGCATGGTTTCCGTCCGTGGCTCTGTGTTCGTCGGTGGTAACGTAACCCGTCAGAATGGCTTTGTTCGTATCAAGAAAGCGGGCAAGGCTTCCACGGCAGGCAATAAGGCGTGATTGAATGAGCGAGGTTGAAATCCTCGACGCTATAAAGACTGACCTTCGTATTGACGGCGACGATATGGATAACATCGTCGCCCGAAAGAAGGTTGTTGCCGAGGAATATGTGCGAAATGCAGGTTGTAAAGTAGATTATGACAATCCGCTATGCCTTGAAATCGTAACACGGTTCGTCGGCAGGCAGATTGACAATCCCGAAATTGAAACAGGCGTAGAAACAGGTATGCAGTTCATTGGACTGTTGGAGCAGTTGCGCTTGTCACAGGAGGGATAGGCTATGCAGATTGGCAGATTTAAGTATCGTATAGATATTCAAGTGAATACGCCCACAGAGGACGCAGAAGGTAACTATGTTGAAGAATGGCAGACAGTTCGTACCGTATGGGCTGATATTACGCCTGTCAGCAGTAGGGAATACTTCATCGCGAACCAAGACACGGCAGAAGTCACCTGCAAAATCTATATCCGATACCTTGACGATGTAACACCACGCCATCGCATTGTAAGGAAAAACCATGTCTATAACATCGAAAGTGTTATTCCCGATGTAGCAAATGGTTTTTGCACCATCATGGCGAAGGAGGAATATTAATGGCTCTCAAAGACCGCAGACTGTCCGTAAGCAAGCTGAAAGAACTGGTTGGCGACGTGGCAGTGGAAGCAGGCAAGAAAGTCCTTAGTGAGTGTGCAGACGAAATTGTGGCTGATGCCAAGGCACGATGCCCTGTCAATACAGGAGCATTGCGGGACTCAATCCACAAGGAAGTCAAAAAGAACGGCGAAAGAGTAACCGTGGGCACACGGCTAAAAAGCGCACCGAGCAAGAAATATCCCGAAGGTGTCAACTATGGCAAGATTGTGGAGTTTTCTCCCAAAATCAATAAACCTTTTCTCTACCCCGCCTTTGATGCTCATAAGGCAAAGACAAAAGAACGGGTTAGACAGGCAATAGCGGAGGCGGTACGACGTGGCAAATCTAATAGCTGACACAATAAAAAAACTAAAGTGCTCTAAAACGCTCTCACAAGCCCTACAAGGTGGGGCTAATGGAATATACCACCTAACTATCCCATTTGTGGGTAGAACGCCTACAATCCAGTTCTCGACGGTTTCAGACGTACCTATATTGTCAGCAGACAACGTAGAAATCTATCGAAGTGTCACAATCCGGTTTCACATCCTCACAAAAAGGGGCGAAGCTGAATACAATCCGATTGTCCGAGAAATGAATAGGATAATGGCTGAAATAGGGTGGTCGAGGGTACAGACAACCGAAATTTACGAGGACGGTCTTGTTATCAAGATTGTCGATTACAGAATAGGAGTTGAAGCAGAATGACTATTAAAAGTGGTCTGACTAACTCGCCGTTTATCGGCGTTAAGAATTTCCACGTTGCGGAGTTGAAAACTGACCCCGCAGGTGGTACGCCTGTTTATGGCGAAACAATCCACATCCCGCAGTTGCGTGAAATCTCTATCAAACCTACGGTGGATAACGCAACGCTCTATGCGGATAATGGTGCTTGCGATACGTCGTCCAGTATTTCCGAATACAAGCTGACGATTGCCACCGCTGCACTCCCGCTTGAATATCGCGCAATGCTCTTAGGGCACAAGTTGGATGATAAGGGCGTGATGCAGAACAGTGCTGACGATGCGGCACCGTATTTTGCCGTCATGTTTGAATCCAACAAATCCAACGGCAAGCGTCGTTTTGTACGTCTGACTAAGGTTAAGTTCTCCGAGCCGTCTGACGACTACAAGACGAAAGAGGAAAAGATTGCATACAACACGCCGAGCATGGAAGCAACCGCTATCTATCGTGAAGCTGACAAGGTTTCTCTTGAACAGGCTGACGAGGAAGCGGAGGGTTTCACGGAAGCAACCGCGACGGATTGGTTTAATCTGACGGCGAAAGGTTGACATAGGATTGATTGATGAAGGGTGGCGAAAGCTACCCTTTATTTTTGTATAAGGAGTTTAGCGAATGAAAAAAATTGAAATGCCCAAGGTCGAAATTGGTGGCGTAGAGTACACGGCAAAACGCCCGACGATGGGCATGTGGCGCAAGTGCGTAAAGCAGGAAATGAGCGAGGATGGCAATAGCGACCCGATTGCCCTTATGGATGCACGATTAGGCATCATCAAGGAGTTTTACGGCATCCCCGACGACAAGATTGAGGATATTGACGTTGCCGATGTGCTCCCGGCATACCGCAATGCAACGAAACTGGTATGGACTATTGCCATGTCCAAAATGGGTGAACTCCCAAACGAAGCGGGGGAGAACGCAGATTAAGCCACCTCTCCCCGTATGAATCAGTCTTGCAGTTATATGGCAGGTTCATTCGCTCGTACAACTGGACAATAACACAGATTGACGAACAGGGGCTAGAGGACATATTCGATATACTTCTAGTCATGGATAAAGTCGAAAATGCGCCTAGACTGGCGTATGTTGACGAAGTATTACCGATATGAAACGAGGTGTGATAAATGGCGAAGGGTACTTCTGTTGAAGAACTGTATATAGGGCTAGGGCTTGATATATCGCAATTACAACTCGATTTTGAGGTAGCAGGTAAAACCGTCAATCAGACTATATCCCGCTTGAACAGTGAGAATAAGCAAGTCAAGCTGAAAGCAGATATTGACCTAGCGAAATTAGAGGGCGCAGGAAGCGCCATCGACAAGCTGAATGTCAAAGAACAAAGTCTGACCCGTCAGATTGAAATTCAAAAACAAAAACTTGACATTTTGGCAAACGCCTATAAGTCGGCACAGAACGCCGATAAAGCCCAAGGGCTGAAAGAGGACTCCAACCTTACTCGTGGGGCGCATACGAACTACTTGCGCCAAGTGCAGGAGGTTGAAAAACTCAATGCAGAATTGAGGAAGGTTCAAGCCGAGCAGAAAAAGATTGGCAACGGCACCAAAGAACTGAACAAGATTGGCACCGCATCGCAAAAGGCGAAAGCAGGTATCGACGGCGTTGCCAAGAGTTACGGTATGCTTAGTACCAAAGCTACCGCCTTTTTAGGGTTGGCTACCACCGGGGCGGGGCTATTCAACATCACCAATTCTGCAATGAACGCAGGCGAAAGCCTGTACAAGCTGACGACACGGCTACACCTCACCACCGCCGAAGCAGGACAGTTGAGTAGACTGTTTTCCATTGCAGGGGTTGGGATTGAAGGTATCATTCCCTTCTTTTCGCAGTTGGATAAAAAAATCCTGTCGTCCAAAGAGGGCGTGGATGAAACGTCAGCATCGTTACGGCATTTTGGTGTAAGGCTTAAAGATGCCCACGGGAACCTTCTCCCCATCAATAAGCAACTCGAACAGTTGGCGAAGGGCTATGAGAAAGCGGCACAGGCAGGCAAGTTAGAGGAATTTCAAGCGCAGGTTTTAGGGCGTAGGGGCGCAGAACTCATACCGTTGTTGGAGGACTACAACGACAACATGGAAATTGCGTCGCGCATACAGACCACAGGCTTACTCAATCCCAAGGAAGCCCACGAACTCTCAAAAGAGTGGCGGGCGATGAAAGCCGAAGCAGGCCAGTTGCAATCTGCAATGGGCGCGGCACTCATGCCAATAGCCCAAGAGATAATGCCCGATGTTAAAGATGGGTTGGCTGATATAGTCGAATACATCAAAAACAACAAAGACGGCATTGTTAGTACGATAAAGACCACAGGGACGGCATTGAGCGATGTGTTACATGTCTTGCAAGGTATCGCGCAAGTCCTTCCCGACGCAGAAGCCAAGACACGGCAAGGGCTTATCGCGGGTGCTGACAATGGGCTGAAAAGAACAAAGTTTACTGCCGAGAATGGCGGGTGGGTTGCTAAAATCCCCGGTATTGGCACCAGTTTGGCAGAAATGTTCAATACGAATGATGTGAACTCAAAATACATCAAGTCGATTGAGGATGCCAAGAAAGCTGACGAAGAAGCCAAGAAAGCAAGGGAAGAACTTGCCAAAAGCACAGGCGGGTTGAAGAACAAAACCAACAGTCTGACCGAAGCAGATAAGGCAAGCGAGCAAGCGGCCAACGCCAATGCAGAAGCGCAGGATAAAGCCCGCGAAGCTATGGAGTGGAGGGCGTCTGCAGCGGGGCAGTTATCGGAAGAAATTTACAAGCTGACCCACAACGACACCGACAACGCCATCCATGAAATGTATGTGCGGGCTGAAAAAGCCAAGGCAGGCGGTGTTTCTGATGAACTGATTAATCAGTTTGTCAATGCACAGTCGGGCAAGATAGCTGAACAGAAGTTCAGAAATGTCACGGCTCCCATGGCGCAGGCGTTCAAGAGTGACCTGCAAAATCAGCTTGATAGCATAGATTTGCAGGCAAAGGATTTCATGCAGAAAGGTGCTTCGCAGGAACAGGCGCAAGCATGGGCGCAGGCACGAAAAAATAGCATTAGAGCTGATTGGGATAAGCAGGTTGCCGAGCAGATAGATTCTGTATGGAAAAGCGAATACCAAAATCAGCTTGACCGCATTGAGCACGAAAAGGAAGCATGGATAAAAAAGGGACTGGATGAAGTCAAGGCGACGCAGTGGGCAGAAGCCAAGAAGAAGGAAGTCCAACAAAACACCATCCGGCAAATGTTTCAGCAACAGAGGGAATACCTTAAAGCATACCGCCAAGCTATTGCCGAAGGTAAAGGGCAGGAAGGTGCTATAAATGCAGTTCGCAAGAAAATGCGAGAAGATGCAGGCATTAAGGATTCGGACTTCACCACGCCGTCTGAAATCGCAGGCTTCCAAGATGCGTGGAAACAAGCACAGGCAACACTCATTCCTGTACTTAGTGATTCGGTTAGGGCGTCAATGGTGCAAGTGTTCCGTGGTTCGGAAGCAGGGTACGAACTTCCTAGCGGTGGGCAGGTGGATGTAACTTACCCGATGGAAACCGTCGTGCAAAGCATGGGCGAACTTAGCACAGGCATAGACAGGGCGACGGACGCTATTAATGCAGTCAACGGACAAGGCACAAGCAACATGCCCGAAACGCAACGGCAGGTGATTGACCTCAATGTGAATGTCAACGGCTTCACGGACGGCGACCTGCAAAACAAATTCGTAGAAGCAGGCGCAGAGGTAATTGCAAGAGCGTTACCCGATGCAAGTGTAAATCTTAGCTATTAGGAGGTTGACTTATGGCGACAATACAGATTGACGGCATACGGTCATTAGGTAAGGTGGAGGGCTTCACCTATACCCCCGACGACAGGCAAACGCAAGTCGAAGTCATGGACGGTACAGTGGTGCAGGACTTCGGGCATAATGGAGAAGGGGACAAGCTAACATTCTCCACCACGTTCAAGGTGAAAGACTTTGCTAAAATCCTAACCGTATGGGAGTCACGAAAAATGGTGACGGTGGTTGATGCAGGGGGGAAGGTTTGGAACGATTGCCGTGTGGTTATCAAGACCTGGCAATACGTTGAGCGTTTTGAACAGAAAGCCGTCTTAGCATCATTCGAGATATGGAGGGTGTAATGCAGAATCAGTACATCAATGTTTATAATGGCAACCCAACAGAGGGTGCGGTTGATGGGATAGTGGTAAGTTATGATGGCTTGCAAACCAATCCCGTAGACGTAACACTGGATGGAAACAAAGGGGACTCTAAAATCATCAAACTGGCTATTCGTTGCATGAACGGTTTTTGTGCGCCCGAAGGTGTTGAGATTTCCTTTGAAAATGACAGGATGGGGCGATGGAGTCTTTGCGAAACCAAAGACGGCACGTTCACCGATAAATTGACAATTCCCACGGCAATAATGAATGTAAATACCATCTTTTATGCCAAAGTAACGGCGGGTGTTGAAGCCCCCAAGAAGGATACTGATGTGTTTATTGTTGTCGATGCAGAAATCGAAAATATGGAGGTATAAATCATGGCAGAATATATCAATCTTTATATGGACAATCCCACGGCAGGCGGTACGGACGGTACGGCGGTAAGTACAGGCGACACTGAAACGAGTCCGATTTCCGTAACACTGGATGCAACCAAAAGCGAGAGTAAAATCTTGCCTATTGGTATTCGTACCGAAAAAGGCTATAAGACGAGTGGTGATACTACCATTACGTTTGAAGGCGACACGAAAGATAAGTGGTCTGTTTCCGATAAGGCGACTGGGGACTTTTCTGATACGCTGACTATTTCTGACAGTATCGGCAATGCCAATAAAATCTTTTACATCAAGGCATCTTCTACGTCTGATGAAAAGCCGAGCAACGATAAGTCGGTAAATGTTAAGGTGTCAACGAAGATTGAAGCCGAGTAATGAAAGGGTGATTGTATGGCATGGACATTGCTGCTTCCTCCGGGGTATGAAGGTGCCAGTCTTGATGCGTTCTATAATTTTTCTGATAGTCAAATAATAGCGGGCTCATATCCCCAAGTAACCACTGGTTCGTATTTTTTTTCATCGAAAAAAGAAGGAAATGAGTATCTCAATGTTCCTAATTTGAATGAACTCAACATTCTACTCTACGCTTACTTACCAAAGTATACTGGCACATGGATTGAGGTCGAATCTGAAAACCATAGTCTAATCATCGACACCAAGACAGCAGATAAAACATTTCGGGTAGGGTCAGACACAATCAAAGAAATTGGTTATTTCGACCTTGAAAAAGATGGTAATGACCGTAAATTTATCTTTACTATAAAAACTGGTGCAGAACTCACCGTTATGCGAAACAGGGAACAGATATACTCCGTTCAGCACAACTTTTTTGATGGTGAACCGATAAAAAGAGTTCGTTTTACTAACCCTTATACATACGCGATGCGATGGGCGATTTTATCTAGCGAAAAAATCCCTTTATCGACAGTTGTGCGAAGGGTGGAAACCCCTGTCATTGAAACAGATTGGGAAGCAGACGAAAAAGGTAAATGCTACACAACAAGCGAAGCAGGCAAGTTTATAAAGATTAAACTCCCCGAAGGGGAAATTCCCGCAGGGAAAAAACTACTTTGCTCTGTACCTGTATTGTATAACTGCACAGGTGGTGGGACGGTAAATAAAATAAACATGAAAGTCAATGATGTGGATGTGGACTATGGCATCAACGACAAGCGACGCTCTGTTGGCTTTCTTGCGGGTGACACAATCTTTACATCAAAGGAGTGAATGGTAAATGGCGCAAGGGTTTCCTGCCTTATACGTTGTAGAATCAAATAGCGCTTCCACCGTATTCCCCGGCATGTACGTTATTGAGTCAAACGCATCATCACAGGCATGGCCTGCCTTGTATGCCATTATCTGTGATGAAAACGATGTTGCGGATGAAAAAGGGAAGGACGTAACAGTAAAATGTTGTACAGAACGACGGCTTGCAAGTGAATTTACGCAAACAAACAACGCAGAACGCAATGTAGCCAATGAGGTTGAATGTGCCTTTGATACCTGCACAGAGATTAAGGCTGATACGTCAATTCCTGCCGTTCTAAGTGGTGATACAAACAGAACTGTAGGGAGCGCCTATAGCAACACATTTGACACAATTCGAGAAGTCACAGGCAATGCCAATGAGTTCCGTTATGAGAACGCAGGCTATCGTGAAAAAATTGCAGGCAATGTACACCAGTGGTCGCCTAATAAGAAACAGTCTAACAACGGATTGGCTTTCGGCGGTCTAATAGATAATGGCAATGAGAGTGGTTGCTACTTGCCTTTGCCCAATTTGAACGAAGTATGGGTTAGGCTTGATGGTTACAGTGCGGGTAGTGGACGATGGATAACGGTAGTTGGCTACGACAAGACTGACAGATTAAATAATGGTTTAACTTTTAATGACTACCAAGTAGGCATACGCCAAAATAACAGTTTTGCGGATATGGAATCAACGCATCTTAACGTCGGCTTAAATTCGTATGTTCTGCACTTAAAATCGGACGCAAAATCAGGCGTTGTTGAAATTTGGGGTAGGGACGGACTGGTAAAAAAATTTAGTGGGGCAGTAAATAAAGGCAAACCTTTTAATGAACTTTATATAGAAACAGAAGTAAACTCGTGTATTTCGGACTTAATTGTTTCATCAAGCGAGTTGTCGATAGACGACCATGCAAAGATTGAAACTACTCGAAAAATCTTTCCTTACCTAAAATCAAATATGGTTATAGGAAAAGACGATTTTGCAGTTTCTCGTTCCGATGGAAGCAAGGAAATTCACCAAGTATTCGACCCCACAAATCAATATGCTAATTATGGCGTTAGGGATGGAATCACATTATTTATCAAAGAAACATTAACGATACACTCCGTCAATATTTATTTTGCTGGTAGGAGCGACGGTAGCGTTACCATATATGGTTCGGATGATAATGAAAATTTCATATCACTAGACGTTCTAAAGTGGGAAAACGCACGATACGCATATTCCAATCCATTACCGTCTTATCACTACTATAAAATCGTAGCACCGAACGGGCTAGAATATGGTATTCGGAACATTACTATAGATGCGTCCCATGCTGACATTATCAGCTTCGATACAAGCCTAACCACCGTCAAAAGTGTTGATTGCAGTTTTGATACATACATCAAATACAAAGGTGACAATGCAGAAGCGGTTGTGTGCCAGTATGATACGAGCAGAAGCGTCAATAGTGGTGCGGAATTTATTGGCGATACATTAAAGAGTGTTGTTGGCTTATGCGAACAGGGGATGGACACTAAGAGAATCATCCTCGCAAGCAAACTTGAAGATTATCGCTATGAAAACCCCGGTCTTATCGAAATGACCTTTGCAAAAGGTTCTACCATAACATGCGGTGCAGATAAATCGCAAACAGGCGTAGCGATGTGGTTGAATAATGACAATCCTATTCCCATTAAGCCGTCTGACCGGATATGGGTTAGGTTTGATGTTTACACGGAGCAGGAAAGTTCGTTCGCCCTAACGTGTGATGACAAGGTGCATGGCATTAGTGGAGTAAAACTGAATTGTGGCAACTACTACCAATACGCAAAAGTTCCCGACAGTGATGAAAACTATTTCTACGGGTTGTCAGAGGGCTTGCATAAATGCTTGTTGTATATGGAACACTCGTCTGGCGTATATAACGATTATGAGTCGTGGGAAGAAAACGGTAGCCTTGTTTTTTGGATTGATGGCGAAAAGCGCTTTGATATAGAGGGCAACATTAATTCGGGGCAGTTATTCGACAATTTGAGAATAGGTTGTCGCAAGAAAGCGTATGTGTCCAACCTCATTATTTCAAGTACCGAACTCACGCTTGACGACAACGCCAAGATGGAGTTTGGGCAATGGATAATGCCACAGTTGACCTCGAATGGTGTTATTGGCAAAGATGAATTTGCATGTGCGTATTCACAATCCTCGTGGAGTTCCCCCGCAGGGTATAGACTGGTATCTATGGAGGAAAATGGGTACAACGACTTTATGCCTTTTGACGCTAATAGTTCGGTCACGATGTATGTTGCGCAGGCGATAAAGGTAAAAAGATTTTTCCTCAACATAGACCACGATGCAACTTCCGTCAATAGGGAACGACATAGCGCGTATCTTGACGGGAAAGGCTTGCCAGTAACAGGTTACATTTCCGCTTCCGACGATGGCAAAACATTCGACAAAATCCTTGAATGGCAGATAGACGATGAACCTGTAAAGGTGCTGAATTTCCCAAGCGACTTAAAGGCGTACCACTATTTCAAGTTCTACACCAACAACGAAATTACGATTAGGCACTTGAATATCGACGCAGTGACCGACGGTGCAACGGTTGAAGCATCTTTCGATACCACAAGAAGCATCGAGGGACGTTCCACTTGCGTTGTGGTTGATACCGGGAGAAATGTTGCACGAAGTGAAGATTGCGTATGTAGTACGAACCGCAAAACTGCCAACGTAGTCGATGTATGGTGTGACACCTATATAGGTTATGTGCATGATAGTTCGGTGCTTGTCACGCTTCATGGCATCACCAATAGGAGTGTATGCCGTAGTTGTGAGTGTACGGAAGATACGCTAAGAGCCACGATTGGTTCCCACGACACCTTGCTTGCAGATACCGTTCGCAACACGACGGTTGAAAAAGAATATCTATTTGACACGCGCTATAGGAACGGGATAGTAGCCCACTTGAAAGTGGATACCTGCAAGAGAGTAGGTAATTATACAAGAGCATACATTTCGACCTGCACTAAAGTCGATGGCAGAATCCGTGTGAAATTCGATACGTCGGTTAATGCCCCAACCACAATTACATGGGCGGGAGTAAATAACGCCAATGTAGGGACAGGTAGACTTGCCAAGGTAAATATCAACATGGTAGAAAGCACCATCACGGACACATTGCAGTTTGAGATTGCAAATTCATCACTCTATCCCAAAGATAGGGTGGCAGGCAACATTTTGGACTATGAGTACAATATGTTGGTAAAGCAGACTACCCAAAACGGCATTATGACAACGGTACAGTCTATGGCGAATTGGAGTGTTCTGACAGGTACAGTTATTCGTTATCCCGACTTTGATGGTTCGGGCAACGCCAAAAGCATAGGCGGTGGCGCACGTTTAGTTCCGCACATGTCCAATAGGGGCATAGGTGGTATTGATATAAACTTCTATGTAGAAGGTGGAAGTGCCACGAGAATAGCCCCGACGACCAAGGCATCGTTCCATTTTGCATATTTGGCGGGCGTGTTGGGCTTGACCCCGGTTGCGATGTTTGACGACTTTGTACCGTCGAATGGATGTGCATATCAATCTTCTACGGCGATGAATCTGATTAGTAACTTCTTCACATGGACGAAAGAAGTTCCGTGGCGACAAGTCAATATCTTCATCCGTGGGGATAAGATTTATGCAGTTCAGCGAGGACACGAAAGCAATACCGTGGATTTGTCGAAGGTTCGCCATACAAGACCTGTGGTGACGCGAGAAGCGGTTTCGATTTACAAGACGGCAACAGGAGTGTTGTCTAAGAATGTGTCGTATGACATTGCAACGGACATTCAGCATACCGACTTGACGAGCGACGGCGATGTTGGTTCATTCAACACTGGCGGGACGCAGAACAATGTCATTTACGACGCTGCCCACCGTCCGCTTTCTGCTACTGCAATTTCCGACGATGGCAGGAAGGAAGAAATCACCTATAGTTATGCAGGCAATCAGATATACGAAAACCACGTTGTCAGAGGAAGGGACGGTCAAGTAGAAAGTAGCTATGATATTTGGACGACGAACTTAGGGAACAATCATGCAATGGTTAATCACGGCATAGATGGTGAAATGAATAGCATCGCATTTACCACGAATATGATTGCAGGAATGTTTGAAACCCCGTCCACGGATAGGTTTGATATTTCCGCATCATTGAAGGACTACCGCATTACCTACACTTGTGAACGTATCGACACCTTTGGCAATGCTACGTTGTACACTTCGGATAACGAAGAAACGTCTGCACCGTTCCCGATTGAAGGTGACGATATTAATAACGCATTGTTCAGAGAGGTATGTGCGTACAATTCCAAAATCAAAGAAACGATTTCCGTTGAAGTTGTTTCCCCTGTTCGTGGTGGAGTTCCCGATTACAAGCACATCATTGATTTTCGGGATGTGGTTGTGCTCGATGGGCGCAAGTATTATTTGCAAAGCAACAACGTGACGTTAAGCGCGAAAGAATTTAAGCAGGCGTTGTCGTTAGTGAGGTGGATTTAATGAGCGCATTAAATATGCTGACTCAAAAAGTGGAGAACATAAAAAACGCAATGGCTATAGTGCAGGCTAGAGCCGAGGAAGTTGCACGAATGAAAAACACCACCGCTATTTGTGCAACTTATAGCGGTGGTAAGGTTGAAGTGGAGGGCGTTTCGTACCCGTGTGCTAGAGCAAGCAGGGATATTATCTTGCAGGATGGATGTATGGTGTATGTTCTGCCCGCAGGTAAAAGCGGATATGTTATTGTCGGAGGTGGCGTGTCGTGAGTGTGTATAGCGTAAAGTTGGCGGGTGTGGGAAGGGGTTATGCTATCACAGAGGACGACCAAAAACTCATTCTGACTGGAAACAGGACTTTTCGCAAAGGGGACATTGCATGGACTGACGGAAGATATATCTACGGTACAGAAGCGAAGCATGGAGGTACGCTTGTGAGTGCATCAACAGTATATTTTCCTTATTTGTCACATAACCAGTTAAATCGAATGAGCGTTAATGGCAACCCAAAAACACTTAATGCCATTGATAGGAAAGTAGGAAATCCGTATATATTCGTCGCAGGAGAAAAAGCAAGCTATATCATAATTGACTATTGGTATACTGCAACATGCTACAATCTGAAAACGGGCGCAGTGTTTGTGATAGACAACGACTATATCAACGACCATCTTTTTCGAGGGCCTTTGCATGCAACTGTTGACAATAATGGTAACTTGCTAACTGCATGGGCAACACCTAGCGAGTGCTATGAGGATGAAGCGCATAAGCTGAACGCCAGTATTTGCATTATGAAAAATGATGAAGTTATTGGTTTAGTACCCACACTCTATGCCTTTAAGTCGTTGTATGATTGGAACGTATCATACGCATTTAGACCGTATTGTTTACCACTGTGGGCGCATTTGCGAAAAGACGGGACGCTTCAAGGATTGTTTATTTCGAGTAGTGCTAGTAATACGATAGGCTTTACTGAACATGCGTACTATGTAAGTTTTGACTATGCGTATACAGATTGCAAGGTTGTAGCTGCACGCCCTCGCGACGACGGGGAATTGGGGTGGTCATGGCATACGCTAGACGACGAAGTTACGTGGCCTGCCCGAAGCGGTGGAAGCATAAAAACTATGAGTATGTCAGTAAGAGGGAAAAAAATAGAACCGTTTAGAGGTTTTTGCTTGCAAATGTTTGAGTCAAAATCAAAAGGCAGACACGATATAGTCCTGTATGACTCCCGGACTAATACCCAAAAAAGTGTAGCGATAGCAACCAAGCTATTAACTTCATGGAAGGGAGATTATTATAATACTCAACCGCCAATGGAAGGTGAGCATCCGTGGCTTTCGGATGGGTTTGAAGGAGATGGGTCATACATAGCGGAAGCCGTCGCAGATTGGGGCGGAGGATATAAAGTAATAGTGCTTGCAAAGATACAATATGACGGGTTGCCTATACCAGACAGAAGGGTAGATTTTCTAGGTTCTGAATCAACGCCGTTCCAATTAGAGGTTGGTAGTGATAAGAACGGGAAGCCAATAGAAGTTGAATACAATATCAAGGCAACAGGAATCGAGCCGGGGAACGGCTTTGGGGAACTTATGTATGACATAACAAGCAAGATGGATGGATGTAGAACAACCGTCAACACTATACTGCGTCCACATGCAAGAGATTATGAGCATTTTGTAACGTCGGCTTATAGTCACCAAGGGCAGAATTTTTATTTGACAAGTAGTGGATTGTATAAGGCAGGCAAGAATGGCAAACGGTTGTTATCGCCTGATTTCCAAAGCGGTGACGTATCATCCAATGAATACAACCTTTCTCTTGAAGGAGTATCGGCGGTAGAAGCAAGGCAGATTGCAAACGGCATAATGAATGTATGAATGGAGGTTAAATTCATGGAATGTATTTTGAATTTTATTAGAGGTATGGCACCGACCAACATGGAGGTGCATGTTGGTGCATTGTGGGCGACCATAGGCACCTATTTATCTGTGGCAATGGGGTGGAATGAAGTGTTAGAAGCATTGCTTATCTTAATGGTGCTCGATTATGCTACTGGCGTAATCGCGGCATATCTCAATCCCGACCCCGCGCTGAATAGTCAGCGAGGGTTCAGAGGAATTGCCAAGAAGGTGCTCATGCTTTGCCTTGTGTCGTTAGGACATGTAATGGACGGGCTTATCGGCAGGGAAATGATGCAGTATTTAGTGATGTGGTTTTTCATTGGTAATGAGGGATTGTCGATTATTGAAAATAGCGCAAAGTCTGGCGTACCGATTCCGTCCAAGTTGAGGGATTCATTAGAGCAGTTGGCAAGCGAAAAACAAGCGAGATATGTGCAGGACAAGGAGAAGTGATAGCTTCTCCTTTTTTGATTGGAGGTAACGACTATGATTCCATCTTTGCAATGGCATGAACTGGCAGAAAAAGTCTTAGCTGCCACCGCCTTAATGAAACAGTACCATTTGCGGGACGACCTTGTACCGCAGATTGAAGAACAGTTGTTCAGAGAGTGCCCTTATCCCAAGGCACAGAGAAAGGAGCATTGACGATGATGAAAGTAGTTGACATTAGCGCATGGCAGGAAGAAGTCGATTGGCAGGGACTTAAAGACGAGGGCATTGAGGGGGTAATTATCAAGATTGGGGAATATTCCAACCTTGACGTAATGTTTGTGGAACACATCAACCACGCCGTCGAATATGGCTTGCAGTATGGTGTGTACTACTACACCCATGCTTGCGACTATGACGAAGCGGTGCGGGAAGCAGACCAAGTTGCTGATTGGCTGAATGAGTACCTTCGCGGTGAAACCCCGCCGTTAGGCATTTGGTATGACGCAGAACATGAACGTATGCTTTATGGCGATGTGACGGAGTGTTGCCGAGCATTTATGAACCGTCTGACGGAGTACGGGCACCAATACAACGGTGTGTATTCCTCGTGGGATTGGTTGAGCGCAGAAGGGGCGCACCATATCCATATCGAAGAACTCCCCGGCTATACCCCGTACTGGGTGGCGAATTACGGCGGTGGCAACACGTTCGATACCGCCTGCCGTAATTATCTGAAAGAGGAATATCCCAACGCGATTATTCGCATGCACCAATTTACGGATTGCCTTGAAGGGTTCGGCGTTGACGCGAATGTGTACTACGACGATTGAGAGGTGCGGTGACATGGTGCAGTATGTTTATTCCCAAGAACCGCTGACGACCACGGAAGTTCAGCGGGTACGATACTTGCTTAGATTTTCCAAGCACCCGTACCGAAGCATTATGAACCTGTGTGACAGGTGCGTGGGTGCAGACAAGAAAGGCATCCACTTTGACACCAAGCGGGGCAGGCTGAAAACGCCGATTGAGTATGAGGTGCAAGCATGATTGAAAAAATGAAGGTTGTTATTACCGCCGTCCGTCTATTGTGGCAGATGGCAAGTGCATACAGAAAGGTTGTTGATACTATGTTGACGGTAACGAATCAGAACGGACAGAAAGTTTCTTTGTGGGGCACGTTGGCGCAGATGGCGATTGTCGGTGTTGCGTCCTACGGCATGGCGAAAGCTGAAAACCCCAAGACGGAGTGGGCAGGCTACCGCGACGCTATGTTGCAGAACATGGCGCAGGTGGCAATTCCCACCGCATTGTCGTTAGTGCCCACGATGAAGCCCAAAGAAAACGATAAGTAATTTTCAGACCCATCCTGTTTTTGCAGGGTGGGTTTTTTTATTTTGCAGAAAAATATTTCGTGGTTTTTGTTTGCAATATGTGGACGTTCTCAAAGCCCATATATCAAGTATTTCAAACGAATTTTGCCCACAACGGTTGTCCAAGGAATTTTCCATACACTTATACCAACATCGAAGGAAAATCGCTCTATGACGCTCATATTGATTTTCCAAGGATTTGACAAATGCAAATTACTTGTTCTCGCAGGCATGATGTATCATCATTGAGGACGGCATCGCATAATAATTTCATTGCATACAATAAGTATCAAGAGTATAATAAAAGTAACACACATTGCGCAACTGAATAAGGAGTGAGTGACCGTGAAAGGACTTATGCAGATTGACTTGACGGAGAACTTTGAGAAGCATGGTATTCTGATTATCGCCAAAGGGAACGTGCCGTATGGCACTGTAAAAAACATTCGCTTGTTGCTTCGGCAACTTAGAGGACTGACGAAGTTGCGTCCTTGCGAGAAGAAACCTGCACCGGGCGACATTTGCCTTGTAAAATACATTGCCAAGAAAGCCGTTCCTCTCTTGATGGATGCAAAGCTGACGAACCCCGGACTACGGTATTCTGTCACCGTCTGATGAAAATTTCCCCTGCCTGTGAAGGTGGGGGATTTTTTTATTTTTAGAGGGGTGGGACATTGTCCCATTGGTGTCCTTTTGATGTCACAAAAAAGTCACGGAAATGATGTAAAAATGATGTAAAAAATGATGTAAATGAAACGCATCAAAAATCGGTTTTTTGTATGCTGTTTAATTAAAAACCACCTTACTCCCACAAAGGGGGTGGGACATTGTCCCCTGTTTGTCCCGACATTTTCCACCAGAGATAGAGTATAGAGATAGATATAAAGAAATATATAAAGAAAGTCATCACCTTGTCGGTGATGGAGTGTTTTGTTGTCGCTTCGCTCCCTTTGAGAAGGAACATGTCAAAAGGCGAGAAAGTGCCAAGGAAGGGCAGGCAGTACCTTCACAGGGATAAACTCACACCTCTTAGACAGGGGACGTACCTTTTTGTTGGGCTTAACAAAAAGGTGGGGAGTAGTATATAACGAATAGATGCCTGCATTTGCCCCTCACGTCGTCCACAAGCCCCGCCTACCCCATTACCCATATATTTATATACCCCAACAATCAAACGCGCTTATACGCTCGTATAGACGCTTTATAAGCCGAACGTAGTTTTTGGTGGTGTGGCTGGACGCCGTATTTTGCAATATTGGCAGTATAGTACAACCTAAATATCCTCGCATTTGCCCCTCACGTCGTCCACAAGGGGCTTATATGTGTCAATCCATATACTTATATACCCAAGGCGATAAAATGGCTTATAGAGCATATTAAGGCGTTCTAAAGCGAAATCGCAATTTTACGGGTCATAAACAGAGCGAAAAACCGCCGATATAAGCAGCACTTTTGCAGATAAACACATCACAAAAATATAATATAATAGAGTTGCTATTTCAAATAAACACTTTACAAATAATGTATATGGTGATAGAATAAAAGTATCAAAAAACACATATCAAAAACAGGGAGGAACGGAAAATGAAAACGGTTTATGGTTGGGTGAATGGCACCCCGGTATATTCTGCCGATGAATATGTTTACGCATGCAGAGGGTTTGGCGCGATTGAAAGCGACGAAGAACTCATGGCTTTTGCTGAAAAGGCAAGCCACGGTTGGTATGATGCGGGGTGGAAACGTACTTTTGCATCGTTCTATTTGTCCGACTATGCTTTGGCAGAGCCGTACCGTTCCCTCACCCGAAAGGAGTTTGGGCGTCTGAAAGAATTGCAGGCAGAAGTCAGAAAGGCAGAAGAAGAAGCCGAGAAAACGAAAGAGTGGAAGTACGTCACCACCTACTACTTCGCCGACAACTCGATAGAAGAATTGTGGCGCAATAAGTTTGGCGAGGAAAAGAGAGTTTTGGTTGAAGGCCCTCACGGGGACGCATGCTACTGAAAGGAGCAGGAAAAATGAAAAGCGTATATGAGATTGCCTTGAAACGCTACAACGCCATCATGGAGTCAACCGGAAAGGAGCACTTGACAATCGGAACAGGGTTGAGTGATGGCACCAAGGATTGGAATTTGGCAGATATGGTGGCAGAGTGCAAAGAACAGATTGAGTTCTGCAATGATACGATGTATGGGGCTGACACGGAAACAAGCTATGAATACCGCCTTGAACGGACGAAGTTTGAACGGTTTGTAAAACGCTTTGAACCGCAGGTGGGCACCATGAAGCCGATTATGGAGCATTGAACGAGATTGAATTTGTGGAGGAATGAAAAATGGTTATTAAATATCCTGTCAGCGGTTTTGTGTATGTGAAAATCCCCGATGATTTAGCTAACCAAGTAGACGAGGACGGTGACGAGGACTTGACAAATGCTGAATACTACGCAGATTGTGAAGCCGAAGATATGGTTCGCAACCTCCCCGATGGAATTGACCTTGATGTATCGACTGGACGCTATGAAGTGCTTAGATAAGGAGAAATGAAAATGAAAAACTTGCTGAATGAACCGATTGACGAAAAGATTATTTATATTTTGAGCGATATTGGCTCTTGCGCTTACTGGCTAGAAGCCCTGTACCTTGTCGATGAAAACGGCGTGGAAATGAAGAAGGAAACGTACAATGCGTTGAGGGCGTTGCGTGGGGGCGACCCATTCCGTGAGGAATTGTGGTTGGAGAGTTTGAAGCGTGGCTATCGTCTGAAAGCAATTCCGCGCGAGATAGACGATTTGGATGAAATCGGATACATCACCTATGATGCACTGGTGAAGCAATGCGCAGACATGCCCGAAGATTATGACGGCATGTGGGTTGATTGCAGGATTCAGAGGGCTTGTTTTGGGAAAGTGATTTACGGCTGATTGAGGGAGGAAACACGAAATGAAGAAGGAAGAAATTGTCAAGGCATTCAACACCGAGCAGGATTTGTTCGACCCGCAGGAGAATGAATTGTATATGCTTGACGTTGGTGGTGAGGGCGAAACGGTGTATGGCGTTATGATTGCCCGCATCATTCCCAAGGGTGAAGAACTGAAAGAGTTGGTGCAGAAATATGGTGACGGCTCAATCACGCAGTTTGCATTGGGGTGCATCCCCGCCCCCGGTGCATGGTGTGGCAATAAATATGGCGACATGATTCAGATTGGGTTCGATGGGACGTATAACGACGACTGTGGTTGTGAACCGAACGACGATGTAGCGCAGGAGGAAATCGCAGGATTCGCGCAGTCGTTGGCTGATGATGGCATTGCAGACAGATTGGTGCTTGCGGAAGATTTTGATAAAGGAGCAACGGTGGCATGAGGACAAGAACGAATATCGACATGGTGAGGGATGTTACAAAGCGCCTGTTTGATGCAGTGGAAATCACGCCAGTAGCAGGGCTGGAAGGTTTGGGGATATGTTCTCACCCATTCACCACATCCACCCTGTCAGTAAATCCGCAGACAGGAGAAGCACTTGATTTGACGCAGGAAGCAGACCTCGCTATGTATCGGCAAATCATATTTGATGTGATTGACAGGTGTGAGTTGCCGATATTATGCGCCCGCATTCAGAGTGCGTACAGAATGACATGGTTCAAGTATTGCTCACCGTATATGGGCATTAAGGACTATGCAGAAATGCTGAAAGAGTGTTGGGTGACGGAAGAAAACCCTAATCAAGACGCGAACGTAAGCACGACGGAAGCCGTCACGATGTTTCGCAAGGCAAATGGACTCATGGATGCCGACGAGCAGGCGCACTTTGATGCACTGCCCGAAGTGGTGAACATATACCGTGGCGTATCGCCTGGGCGGGAGAAATTCGGATTGAGTTGGACGGATAACCGCGAAAAAGCCCTGTGGTTCAAGGGGCGGTTTGAACACGGCGACGAGCATGGAATTTTGCTCACTGCTACCATCGCCAAGGATGATGTACTGGCATACATCAATGCCCGCGACGAGCAGGAGGTTGTTGTCGATATTCGCAAACTTCAAAACGTGCGGGAGGTTGACGCATGAAGAAAGCGAAACGCCCGCAGGTGAAGGTTAATAGGGCAGTGCAAGAATACAAGGGCATTCGCTTGATGTGCATTGACAGGGGGGATTACCACGTTAAGTACGCCAAGCGTTTTACCCTCAACGGCACCAATCAAAACGTGTGGATTCCAAACAAGCACCTTACTCCCGATGGCACTTTGAAACAGGGTGAGAACATCGACTATGTGTTTATGAAATCCCGCAGGCAGTGTGAGATAGCAGGCATTGACTTGAAAAATGTATGGACATGGGACATACAGAACGGCGACAAGGATATATGGGAATGACAGAAGCCCCGAAATGGGGCTTTTTTATTTACCCAAAGACACGGAGAAGATGCGCAATGACTTCTGTCGCTTCGCCACGTCGCCCACAATGATGTTTAAGGCACAAGCCTATATATTTATATTCATCACGACTAAAATTGCTCACAAAGGCGTACAGAGCGTCTAAGGGGATATTGCTGAAAACGCTGCACAAAAAAGAAAAATAAAATAGAGGAAATAGCACTTTTATTTAATAAAACACTTTACAATAAACTGTATATGTAGTATAGTATAAGTATAGGGAAAACAATTAAACACATTACAGGAGGAAATAGAAATGATTACAACGTATCTTATGGAGCGCGAATTGGTGACTGAGGTAGGCACAGTGAAATTCAAAGGCAAGGTTATCAAAGAAATCTACAAGGTGGTATTCGCCAAGGTCAACGCCGTAACGGAAGCAAACAGAGCCTTTTGCCTTCTTTGCGAGAACAGTGAGGAAGCCGACAAGGAGTTAGGGGCTGAACGCCACGACAACCTTGCCAAGACATTGTGGGACGAATTGAGGAAGCAGACGAAAGGGTTGGCAGAGTTCCTTAGATACATCGAAGAAATGAAACTCTTTGAGGGGACGATTGAAACCGACCTTGAATGGGAGGATTGAGCCGAAACACCCTCCGGGGTGTCCATTGGGGGCTGACCGCCCCAGTGCTGATGATGGCAGGTTGATAAGGAGGAATGAAAAATGTCGATTAAAAAAATGCTTGACGAACTGGAAGAACATTGTGGAACTGTGGCAGGTATGCAGTTTTGGGGCGTACCTTCTCGTGAGCTGGAAGCAATCATAGATTGCTTGACACGGCGACTCATACATGCAGGTGTGAGCCGTCAGAGTGTGAGCGAATTTAAGAAATACGCATCCTACTGTGGCGCGGAAGATGGTGGAGCATCCTACGATTGGAGCGAAAACGGGTGTGCGAAAATGCGAGAGAAAATCCTGCAAGAAGTCAAAGTTGCATAACCGGAATTGACCTGCTGAAATGCAGGTCTTTTTCTTGAATAAAAATCAATAAATAGCTTTACAATTAATTAATAAAGTAGTATAGTATAAGTATAAGGAATTAATAAAACACATCACAGAAAAGAGTGAAAATAAAATGAGGTTGTATGTAAGAGCCGAGTATGCGATTGCCGTTGCTTTGCTTCGGGGAAAAGAAGGGGCAGACGAAAGATGGGCTGAGATAGACAGGCACAATGATGAAGTCGCCATGGCGGTGTTCAATATTGCCGAGCATGGCGGTGTTGCCTATCAAAAAGTCTATGGCGGTAAGCGACTTGACATATACCATGTGAGCACACGCCCTGCCGATTCGGTGGTGCAGGTATCAAGATTCTGCCTTGTGAATGGCAGATGGGAAGCAATGAGCCACGGCAACTGCAACACTCCCAAGGACGTAAGAAAAAACCTGCTGACAGGTGGCTATGTGAATATGCGGTGTGAATGATTGGAGAGGTTGGAATGGGTAAAAAATTCAGCATTGACTTGACGTTGGCAGACTACTACGGGATTCGCAATGCGTTGCGGGAAACAGGCAAAGACCCCGAACTGCTGAGAAGAATTGAGGACGAAATCGAAATGCTCCACGCATACTTCGATGGACGATTGCGGTTGCCGTATGGCGTAAGACCGCATTTGACCTTTTGGAACCAAGGAGGTGTGAAACGTGACGAACGATGATTGCAAGAACTGTGAGAACTTGCAGAAATGCAGGGACGCTGCGGAGGGCAAAGGCAAATATCCCCGGTGTCCGTGGGAAGGTGAATGGAGGGCGAAGAAATGACTATCAGAGAGATTTATGAACATGCCAAGAAGAAGGGCGACCAGTACCTTGATTGCCCTGTTCTCTTGCAGTTGCCGTATAACACGACGTTGGATTCGGATGTTGCCTACGAAGTCGGCTTCTACAAGACGGTGGATTTTGTAGATGGCAATTTTGTGTATGTGATTCCGTGTGTTGATTGAACGAAATATGACCCGTCGATATGGCGGGTCCCTTTTTTACAAAAAACATGGATTTTATGCGATTTATTTCAATAAATAGCTTTACATAAAATGTGATATGTAGTATAGTATAAGTATAGGAAATCAATTAAAAACATTACGGAGGTAGAGGGGCATGAAAGAGAAAATTGAAAAAATGCTTAAAAATCGGCAGGAAGAAATTAAGGAAGAACAGGAGTTTGTGAAAAACGAACTCGAAAAGATACTGAAATTCACAAGCAAGGCGATTGAGAACGTGGAAGATGCCAATGACATGATTGATTGCATCGGGGGACATTACAAGAGAATTGCCGAAGCACAGGCAGAGATAGGTAAGCTGAAAGAAGAATGCAGAATGTTGAACGCTTTGTTGAAGGAGGGGTGAGCCATGAAAGAAATCACCTATGAAGAATACACCGACAGTAAGCGGGCGTTCTATGGGAAGCATGACACAGAGCGCGGGCATCGCACATCAAGCGATGTTCGGGGCACGACCATTTTCAAGGAAGTCACCTTTGATGATGGCGCATGGTGGTATGAAGTCACCGAGCCTGTCACCGAAATGGTTGAGGTTGCATTGCATGGAATAGTTGTTCAGACACCCATTAGGATGTACTGCACAGAGATTTGGGATTCCGAGAATACCAAGAGCCGTTATTTGTTTGCGAAAGCAGTTTGAGAACAGGAGGAATTGACATGTTTATTGGTTTACCGACTTGCGAGGTTTTTGCTCATTATGATGGTGGCAAGAAAAAATGTATTGCCATACAAGATGGGTTATCAGAGCGCGAAGCAAGAAAGTTCTTTGGTGAGTGGAGCGAATCGGGGCAGAGGATTGTTCGTATCACGCTTGAACGTGGCGACGAAGTTTTGAGTTCTTACGAGTTCTGATTGGAGGAAATGAAATGTATACCGTATATCACATCATCAATGGAAGATGCCTGCCTTTGAAAGAATTTAAGCCGTACCACGAAGCCGTTAAGTACCGAAACTCACTGATTGAGCAACGGGGCGGGAACACGCGAAACGATTACTACGGGATAAGCGAAGTGAGTCACCAAGCGTTGGTTAGCTTCTACGAAGATTAAGCCGAAACAGGGGGCGACGCCCCTTGTCCATGCAGGATAGCAACCTACATGCTGATGATGGCAAGCTAAATGGAGGGTGAAGATATGTACGGACGATTAGTTGATATTCTTGAAAACAGTCCTGTGAATTGGGAGGTGTTGCAAAATGATGCAAATGAGTTTTCGTTCCGTTGGTTAGGCGGTGACTATGATTACAGTGTAGAGTTGCATGGAGGTAGTCTGAAAGAACTGGCAGAGGAAGCCTATAAGGTTAGCGAGAGTTTTGACGCAGACGAGGAAACGTCACTTTGGATTGGTAACGATGGGCATGGGCAGAACGGTGCTCCATACCATGTCAGAGATATTCTGAATGAAATGGACGAACTGGCAGACGACCTTGAAAAGTTGTGGAGAGTATTGAAGAACGAAGCTGACAAGGAGGGCTGAAAATGATTGAGTTGAGTAGAGTGATGTTTTTCATCAAGCATAAGGGGTGCGACAGGAATGGTAATCACAAGAACGAGGTGAGGGTTGTTGTGATGAACCCCGGCTTATCAGAGTTGAGAAGTGCGGGGGAGAAAACGAAAGAATATGTCCCGTTTGGCAGATACTATGCAAGGAGTTGCAAGGCGGTGACTCAATGGGAGTTGTGGGAGATTGAGAAGTATTGCCGAGAACATGGTTATTACTACATGTACGAATAAAGGAGGTAGGCGCGATGGCGTATGTGAGAAAGACCCGCGACGAGTATGAACTTGAAGGATGGTACAAGGAGTCGGGGGCGTGGGAGTACATTGTTACCGCCGAGGACATGAAGGATGCGAGGGGCTTGATTAAATGCTATCGGGAGAATGACCCGCGCCCGTACCGTATCAGAAAACGTCGAGTTCGCATTGGCAAGGAGGTTGGTGCATGAAGGGGCTTCGGATAGCACAAATCAAGAACTTTATCCTCTACAAGAAACCGCGCAGGAATGAGTATTACATCACGATAGGCGGGTATGCGTATGACAACTACGGAAGCGATAATGTAGACGGAGCAGTGGCACGTTTCATACGGATTGTGGAAGAATGGCAAGGGTATGAGTTCAAGGAAAATGCACAGTAGGAATGAACCTGTCCAAGTGGCAGGCTCATTTTTTTTTGGCAATTTCGGTTCTGTCTGCATATTACGGACACCACAACGCCAATAAAATCAAGTATTCCCACGAAATTTACGCCACAAGCCCCGCCTAACGGAAAATCAATATACTTATACCAACAACGGGAATCGTCGCTCATATCGGCTCTAACGAAGTTAAAAGCCAAAAACGACCACGCTGCCAAGTGGAAAATGGCAGGGAAGAAGCAGGAGTGTCCTGTAAAAAAACACGCAAATTATTTCAATAAAACACTTTACATAAAAGTACACATGTAGTATAGTATAAGTATAGAAATTAATTAAACACATCACATAAAAAGGAGAGGCTAAAAATGACTAATAGCGTAGAACGTAAAATCAATGAAATGGTGGAAGTACGGAAGGAAACTGGCAATGAATATCTTGATATGCACGATGTAATTTGGGATAACGAGGTTGCTGATTATGTCGAAGGACTCAAGAAGATGGGAGAAAAGGCATTCACAATCAGCGTGGCACAGGGAAGCCTTATTAATGTCCTCGCCCTTTTCCAAGAGCAGGGTTGCAAGGTTGAAGGTGTTGTAGATTACCGCGACAAATACCGCATGTTCGATGTGGAATGTGACGAAGAAGGAATCAAGCAAGTTCCGCATTATGAAAAAGCACTGCTCGTAAGCATTGCATAAGAGAAAAGGAGGGATTGAAATGGAAAGAATAAGAGGGGATTGGGGGAGGAGTTCTGACAACCTGCCAAGCAACTACTGGGAGCCTCAACCGGATGAAGAAGATTTAGAACGCATAAAACGCGAATACGACGAGGGTGAGAGGGAGTGTTGGCTACCCGATGAACCCATCCCCTTCGAGTAAAAATGATAAGCCGAAACACCCTGCGGGGTGTCTGCGGGGATTGACCGCCCCGCACTGATGATGGCAGGTCGTAAGGGAGGAACGCAAATGGAGAAAAAAATATGGTACGGTGTGACAAGTTCCTTTGATGATGCTGGACATGTCAATGCGTCAATAACAATGGCGGTGGAAGCAGAGGAAGCACCGAAGCCGTCATACACCGAAACGAAGCATCGTGACATTTATACAGATTGGTTTGAGAGCGAAGCCGAAGCAATGGCGTTCGTCAACGAAAGCAGGAGGGCATGAGAATGAATGTGTTAGTGCAGGACGTAAGTGTTTTGGCAGATGGTAAATATTTCGCAGTAACTAAGGTGTGCGAGATTGATGCAGACAATACGTTGCAATCAATGTATGACCTCATTGGGTGTGATACGGTAGATTACCGTTCCTTCACCATCGAAGGGCATGAATATGACGCATGGTTTGACGACGAGTTCTTGTTTGCAGACAAACAGATACCTTCCGCTTTGCTCACTGAGGACGAGGGGTGGGGGCGCAACGTCCTTATATGCAACAATGTTTTCTATGCTCGTTCTGATATGGAAGGTTGCATGGTTGGATTGACCGACGAGGACATTGAACGCTTGAAGCGGTGGCAATCAAAGTCAATGTCCAAGGCAATTAAGTATGCAAGAAAAATTGGCATGAACTAAGGAGGAAAATATCATGGGAGATTATGCAGTTAGAAAAAGTGATGGCGTGAAAGTAAAAATTGGCACTTGCGGGGCGATGTATTATATGACTTTCGACCAGTGGTTGAAGGGCGATGTGTACGGCGGGGACGCAAGCAATATAAGGGAGTACATCGAGTCAGTGACATTCCGGTTGCCGTTACTTAGTGAAAAGGACATTGCCGTTGGTGACTTTGATTATCATGGGTATTATGGGGCAGAGCCATTGCGTGTATATCTCAAACAATACGAGAAAACGGAAGATGGTAGGCGCGGGCAGGAAACGGAGTTCTCCAAGGAGTTAGGCAAATTTTGTAGAGCAAATGCAGGAACCATCAAAATGACAAAGACAATCGGCAAACGTCGGTGCGGTGAGCACGAATGGGATGAAGGTGTTGGCATATATGTTAATGCTCCATGTTACCACGGCTACACTGGCGAAGTGCCTAAAGGCGTTGGATATAACGGTTTCAATCCTCATGTGCTTGCGGTTGCGGGCGTTGCCATAAGGCATGGACGGGCGAGGGCGATTATGAGTTGCATTGCCTGTGAGCACACTGTATGCAGTTTAAGCATCGACGAATTGGTGCAGAACTTTGGGTGTTTCCATGAGCACGAGGATGATTGGGAATATCTGATAGACAGGCTGATTAGTATGGATGAATGGGCAAAAGCCAATGTTCCCCAAGAAAAGGAGGTAGGTTGATATGTGTGATATGAAATTGCGCGAGAAAGTTGCAGACTACGGAGATAAGTTGGGGATGGAGATTTACAGTACGCAGGAATTGTTCTCTATCCTCACCGGGGTAGACCCCGATAAGTTTGGTGGGGACAACGACGAGGTGCAGGTATCGAGGATAATGCTTGACCCCGAAATGATAGACGGTATTGGCAAGAAGAAAGCCATGCAGATAAAGGCGATGTACGAATTGTCAATCCGTATGAGTGACCGCTTGAAACACATCACTTCGATTAGTGGCCCGCAGGATGTGTCGGACTACGCATCACCACGGATGCGGTATTTGCCAGTCGAGCATTTTGCAGTGATGCACTTGAACACCAAGCACCACATTGTCGGTTTTGAAACAATATCGGAGGGCGGGCAGAGTGCAACGGTGGTTCATTCGCGAGAAGTGTTCCTGTCAGCAATCAAGCATCGTTCGGCAAGTATCATACTTGTGCATAACCATCCTTCGGGAGTGACAACGCCAAGCAGGGAGGATATAGCAATGACAGAACGATTGGTAAAGGCGGGCAAGATACTGGACATTCCCGTACTAGACCATGTGATTATCGGCGAATGTGGGTATTGTTCTTTGAAAGAAAGACACATTATGTAATACAGATAATTGAAATAGTAGTTGAAGCAGTAATGCGTTCGTGCTAGAATGTAAAGCGAAGAACGCGAAAGGAGTAATGAATATGCCCGGAAAAGCAACAAGACCCGACGATAAACGCCATCTGAATAAAGGCGGTGGCGGTGGTAAAGGTGGCAGACCTGTGGGGTCGGTCAGCGCGAGGGGCGCGAGGGGGATTCATCAAATTCGCGCCTATGATGATGAATGGGAATTGATAAAGCGTTTTCAGAAGTTGACGCGAGAGAATATTGAGAAGTGCGATTTTGCCCTCAAATTGCTTGAAGCAGATATGGCGAAATGA